ATGGACTTTCGGCATTCACGTCAACGTCCCGTACACCTGCAGTTTCCCGCCGTCACTTGGCGCCTTCACGGGTCCGGCCTGCTCACCGGTCTATTGGTGGGCGGCTTGTTACTCGTGGTCGGCACCCACCTGACGCTGATCAGCCACTTTCTGCTCTTCGTCATCGGCTTGGTGGCTCTGACCGTCTTGGCTCAGCTGGTCGGCTGCTAAAAATTGGCCGTGTCATCCCCGCGTGATTTTTGCTACACTAAGCGGTAAGGAGGTGCGCGGATGACTCACCAAGAAAATGCTGATTTTGTGCGTCAGGCCCTCGAACAGGCCCTGGCACAGACGGAACAAGAAACGAAGGGCCCCATGGGCGAGGCGATCCACGGGTTGATTGCCGCGGGTCTCACCCAAAAGCAGGTCCTGGCCATTGCCCAGTTCCAATCCGCCGGGATGCAATTCAACCAGGCGCTAATTGGCCGGGTTCTAGCCGCCACCCTGGATCATCTGGACGACTCCAGCAACAAGTAGCCCATACTCAAAAGGACGTCTCGCTTTCATCGGCGAGACGTCCTTTTTTAACGCTACGTAAACCGCAACCGGTTCAACGGTTACGGTTCACGTCACTTATTTGGTTTTCGCATCTAAAAAATAAAATCGCGCTACTTTCAAATGTTGTTAAATCAACGTTTGCTGTAAAATATTGTTCTTTTTTTGTTCCTGCCGGGCTAGGCGATACATATATAAGCGTCTAAGATTATTTCTACTCTTCCTCTGCCAAGGTTGAGATGTACTTTGTACTTAATCTCCTCACTATTGGAGACTTCTTAGTCTTTACTAACGTGCCGTCCTCCGTTAAAGCATTTAAACAATTTTTCACTTGTGTCCACGGATACTTAGTTGTGTATTTTTTTAAGTCGCGGTCCTCAATTCCCTCACCCGCATCATTAAATAAAAATGCTTGCGAATAAAGATACAAAAGTGTTTCAGAAATTTCCTCAAGTTCTTTTTCTTTCAATTTAGTTCTCATATAATCAAGAATGTTTCTTTTTTCCTTTAAAGTTTCAAGAAGTCCTTTCTGTCCTTTAATTAGTATTTTCATCATATCAATTGCAAAAAAGGTGATTTCCCCAAAATTTCTTTCGTCGCCCACTTCCTCAAAGGATTTATAGTACTTACTACGATTACGATTAATTTCACTTGAAAACGTAATTGCAGTCAAAGGATCCAGTTTATAACCTAAATAGACACACGCAATGTATCTACCTGTCCTTCCATTCCCATCGTTAAATGGGTGAATATACTCAAAATAATAGTGGGAAATAAAAGTCTTTATAATAAACGGGATATTATCATCATTAATAAAGTTTATCCAATCTAAAATATCTGGTAAAAAGTCAGCTTCATGTGTTTTAGGTTGATGAACAGTTGTTGAAGCACTTCCAATTCTTACATACTTATTTCTAAACAAAGTACCATCGGGTAGTTTTTCCTTGGAAATTTCGCCATCGAGTAAATAATCATAGATTCCTTTTATATCATTGGGCGTTTTTATACTTAAATTTTCTTTGTTCTCAATTTTCAAGTACATTCTAGCAAATGATTTTAATCTAGTATTACGTTTACTATTAGAAAGTGCCCCGCCAATGGCTTCATTAACTTCTTGATCCGTTGTTTTCACATCTTCAATTTCATTTGTACTTTTTATTTCATCTCTCAAAGTTTTATAAAACAATTGCTTTGATGCAATCGGTGGTAATTCAGAACTGAGTTTTGAAACAAGGTTAGAATTTTGAGTAATGATATCTTGTAACTTCAATATTTCAGGAATGGGTAGCAAAAATATTTCATATATTTTTGATTGTCTAATTCCTTGCTTCATAGGATTAATTTTAAGATTAGTATCAATAGTAGTTGGGGAATTCACTCTCATCTGATACTCGTCATTTACATTTCTGGCTGGGAACTCATACTTAAACGTTTTCAATGAATGATATTCTTTCATAATTCTCCTCCAAGTTTTTAAATATTCGCGTTTTTTCTAATCTTCATCAATAATTATGATGTAAAGATTTAAAAAATGCAACCAATTTATGAACATCACCCAAAAATTGCAACCGACTTTTATTAAACTGCTCAACATCAAAAAAGCCACCCACCTCCAAAGAGATGAGTGGCTTTACGTGACTACAAGACGATGAGCCTTCATCCTCTCAAGTCATATTTACTTAACAAAACTATTGATTTTTTTATTACCACTGATGTACAGGCCATTCCCCAGCTTGATTCTCGTGGTATCGCCATGCTTAACCACAGACGCAACATCGAAGACAGTTCCGGCAGGTAACCAATCCTTGACGTGGTGTAACGCTAGATCTGTATATCGATGCGTTCCACGAGCTGATTTTACTTGTTTAACGCCACCAGTGGTACTGTAATACAGACGATTAACGTTAGACCCGTTTGAAGTGATATACAGACCATTCGCAAGTTGGAAACGCGTGATCTTACCGTATTTCACCAGCTTAGCCACTTCGAAGACGGTCCCCGACGCCCAAGAGTCAACAACATGCTTGAAGGCCTTATCCTTATACCGCTTGATTACGGTTCGCGCGTAGACGGTTCCTGGATTGTACTGATAGTAGATTTCCTTCTTAGATTTAACCTTATCCTTCTTAGTCGTGGATGACCCATAATAATAGGAAGAATACATCTGACTAACATCAAATCCGCCATAGCATCCAGGAAAATGCTTAGTCGATGTCCACTGCCAGCCACGATAACTGGCGTAAAATTTTAGGCCGGTCGGATTAGATGGATAGTTAGCAATCCAGCCACCGCGGCCTGAGTTATTGAGGGGTAGTGAGTTGGTCCAAGACCCCATCGTATAAACGTCCGTCTTAGGGTAACCCATGCGTTTAACCTCGGCGATCCATGCCTTGATGTTCGCCGCATTGCGATTCCAGCCAAGGTTGGTGGCTTCAAAGTCTAAAACAATGACGGCATCTTTACCAAGCCCGGCATTGAACGCACAGTGGGCTGCCATCCGCGCCTCTGCCTTGGCTCCAGCTACGGTGGTGAACCGGGCGAAATGATAACCGTTAACGTGCAGGCCGGCCGTCACCGCATTTCGAATACTGGTTTTCGCAGTTTGATCCGTAAAAAAAGTGCCCTCCGACAGCTTTGCGACCATCGCACGGACACCATACTTCTTCATAGAGCGCCAGTTGGCAACGGTCATAGTACCGTTGTTGTTAGACGTGTCGACCATATCTAATCGGGGCATTACTTAGCATCTCCCTCCGTTGGGACTTGGGTGGTGGCCGGAACGTTTAAAGGAGCGGTCACAGCATTGGCCTTAGCTTTCTGTTCGGCCAACTGTACCTCCTTATCAGCGAACGCTTGCTCTGTGTTCGCCTGTCCCTCATCAAATTTGGCCTGTTTCTCTTGGGCCACCGTGTTTTGAGTGGTCATCAATTGATAGGCCTTTTCAATTGCAGCTGATACGATGGTAGGATCGAGACTGTGACCCAAAAAGTTAAGCTGACTAGTAACATCTGCTACGGCCTTTTCCCGTTTCTCGTCACCCGGCATCTCATAGGACGTTGACAACAAATGCACTGCGTTGCTTGCTAAACTATCCAACAGTCCCAACACTTCACGCTGATTAGCAGACTTATTGGATGCAATTTTGACCTTTACCGCCGGATTAATCCGATTGAACCAAGCTACAAACAAAAAAATAACGATGCCCAGGACACCGGTATCGCTTAGCAATTGAATCAACTTTGTAATGCTCATAAAAATATCCTCCTATAATTTACCATATCGGTCACGGTACTCCTGATTTTCGCGTTCAAGATCTGCATTCCGCTGCTTAAGTTGCTCATTCTCACGAACCTTCAATGCAATTTGTTGGTTAAGTTCCTGCTCCATTGCATCCTTCTTAGATAGAAGAACATCGTAATCATGATTCAACTGTTCCCATTTATCGCGAATTTCTTGATTATCCTGCTTAACCTGGCCCATGATCCATTGTTCCCATTTCTGTCGATCACTATCGGCTTTACGCTTATCAGAATTTTGACCATGAATGACGCCCCAAACAGCCAATGCGAAGGAACCCACTGCTCCAAGAAGACCGACAAAGTAATTAGGATTCATGCCGGTCACCTCTCATCAACGTTCCAATCAGCAGTGCAAAAGTTATCAACGCAAACACCCACGTCAAATTGAACCGCCCATCTAACAGATCCCGGACCATAAACGCCACTGTCAGAGAACCCAGTGCAGGTGATAGAGCTACCATCCCCCAATCACGCAAGCCACGACGACAAAAAAGGATTCCCACCAGAATGGCAGTTCCGCTGCTAATCAGAAGCAACGCAAACCACCAATCATCTGCGAATCCAAAGAAAACCTGCTCAAAATGTGGCGGTGGTGGCGGTGGTGTTACCCGAGGATCATCAAGGTAGCCCTGGTGGAACCAGACATACAACCCGCCGATAATTGCTCCAACGCCAAAAATAAAATGGTTTAGGTGCCGATTGATTCGATTCCAAATTCCCTTTCTCTGCCTATTGGGCATGCACTCACCCCTTCCCTAGAAAAAATCCCAAAAGAAAAGCACCAGCTGTGATCACTATGCTTGCGGCGTAGTATCGGCGGCGGTGCCGGTGGAGTTTCCCAGGATTTCCTTCACTTGTGGTTGTAAGGCGGCAGGAACTTCATCAATGGTCCGGCCCCCGTCTAAGACGTTAGCGGCATAGATAGCGACTAAAGCAGTGAACTTAAAATTTAACATAGTACATTATCTCCTTTACTTATCTGGCTTTTGGGTTTTATCATCGATGCAAGCTTGAACTTCCGCTCGCAGTGCTGTTGGGACGCCATCTAGCGTACGCGTTTTATCTACAATTGCGTTAGCGTAAATTTGTGCTAGTGCTGAGTAGGACATCAAATCACCTCCTTAACTTTGGACTGAAGTTACTGCAGACGTACTACCATCCGCTACAATGTTCGTTGTTTCACTGGCAGATGGTTCTGATGGCGCAAGTTGACTAAAGAGCAAGTCTGACAACTCCATGATTGCGCTATCATGCAAGCTATCATTCGCCTTCAAAGTAGCATTCGCTTCTGTAGCTTGGACCGCTGCGCTTTTAGCGGATTCGGCGCTAGATTTTGCAGTAGTCAAATCGTTTTTTAAGCCCTCAATAGTTTCATCGCGATCAACAATCATTTGCCCTTGGTCTTGAATCGATCGTAATAACGAGCTTACCTGCAGGCTGGGCAGGTTATCCGGGGCTACCCAGTTACCGTTGCTATCTTGCCGATAGTGGCTATAGTAACGTAGAAAGTACTCCTTATCCGTAGTGGTGTAAGCTACGAATTCAGCCATTCCTTCTGTGGCAGTTATAGCCGGTTGACCATCCGCCACTGGATAGCCCTGTTCATCAAGTTTGACATAATATTTAAACATATAATCACTCCTAATAAGCTTTAATCGAATCAATAACTATCCAGCCATCGTAAACATTTTGCTGCAAATTAAATGCAGTTGAATTCTCCAATGGAGAGCTTGATGACTTGGTATGACTTACAAACATGATTTCTTTTTCACCGAGCATTTTAACGGAAACATATCCCGCATCATTAGGCGTTGAACTATTACCATAAATAAACTCTAATGAAAACAATTTAACTTCGTTACCCGATAATAAGACATCCCGATTAATCCGTGCCAGGTTCTGGGGATTCAGTTTCATATTCCAGCTGACAATTGAGGGAGTCGGCAGATACTCCCCAATTTTCCCCGACTTCCAATATGGTGAATTTTCGCCTCCCCCGTTCCACCAAAACAGCCATTTAGAATAATCGAACTCAATACCATTCTTTACATCCTTCAACGAGAATCCTAGCTTAACCGATTGGTCTAAGACTAGATTCGGATTAGATGGAATGTCACTAAAGTCAACTGAATTAAATGCTTTCGCTTCACTCCACAGTACAGTTCCCACAGGCACTTTATTTCTATACACCTGAGTCCCTTCAAGTGCTATTGTTTTGATGCGTTTAGAAGCATTAAACTCTACATTCCTCGCATAACCTTTTCTAAAGATGGCCATTGTTAGCCACCCACTTTACATAAAAACGAGGCCAAGGAACGTTCAAAAGATTGACGTAGCGGGAGCTTAGCCCCCCCCCATCATAAATCGGGTTAACTATTTTCATATCTATCACTCCTAATATGCTGTTATCTTATCAAAACCAACTAAAGTGACCCCATACATTTTAGGATCATTATCACCGAATAGATGATCTGCAATCATTGTTGAAGCAAACTCTGGATAATCTGGATTAAAAAAACGAATGGTTCGGATACCTGTTTGCTTTACACAAATACTAGTATTCAAATCGTGTTCGTATGGATTATCTGGTGCTACATTCTCTTTCGTAATTCCCAATTTTGCTGTACCATTTCGAATCGAACTAATCTTTAGACCAAGGGTTACATCCAGGTCATCTGGCGTTTTTCCACTGGAATTCCATTGAATATAAAGATGTTTATTCATGTGGACCTTTAGTCCATTTCTTACCCTCGCCAGATCAAAATTCAACATTGTATCTTGACTTGCCTGTAAAAAAGTTTGTGACATTAAGTCCTCGCCATGTAATCCCTTGCGGTAGTACCCGAATTGCTGATTGTACATAACTGTTCCTTCTGGGAGCATATCTCGGTAGATGTTGGCGGAATTGTAATCAATCAATTCTAATTTTGCACCTGAATAACTCGCATTGGTATTCTTAGATTTTGCTTGATAAATCGTCATCAGGATTCCTCCGTTACGTGGCTATGGAAGACATCCCCCGTCGAATTCGTCTTAGCCGTCGCCTCATCTGGCTCAACGATGTAAACTGGTTTACCGTCAATTGTGACACCATTCGTTGGATCTGCATTGAAGAGATGTCCATTTATCTTAATCCCAGACACGAAGTTTGGTACCGTTGATACGTCTTTAGTGGCTACGTCCATGGGAATCGGCGCATAAACCAATCCGTTAACTGTAATGGTATTGTCACCGTTATCCTTGACTGCATACTTCTCAGCAATTTCCAGATTGGCATCGGCTTTAGCACTGGCTGCTTTGGCTGCGGCGCCTGCATCGTCTGCTGTTGTCTGGGCCGCGGCTGCAGCGCTGGCCGCCGTATTTGCTGTTTCAGATAATGGTTTAATGGCATCGGAGATAGCGGTGGTCATTTGCCCAGTTGTCGAATATTGAGACATGTCTGGCTTAGGAATTGCCGAAATTTGTGTCGTCACCCATTCCTTAGTGGCATAGGTTGAAAAATCCGGTAAGTCTTTTTTCAGTACATAGTCCTTCAGCATCCCCATCAATTCCTCATTGGATACCGAACCATCAGGTGAAATAACAATATTGACATTAGCTGCCGAGCCAACGTGGACCTTCAAATTAAAGTTAGTTCCAACAACTGTGGTCCCGTTATGTGCCGCAATCATGTCCGGATTAGCAGCCGTTGCAATCCCATATAAGATTTCATCCCCATCAGCGGGCTTGGCAAAGATTGCCAGACCATAAAGTAGATAATCTGCTGTCACATCTTGATTGGTGACCCGTACGGGAACGTTTACGGTATGGTCATCCTGAACTGTAACAATACCAACTGAAAGGTCCTGCACAACACTATCTAGCTTAGTAATCGCCTTAAGCTCATCCGAAGTTAGCGCCGTCATATCCTTATCGGTCGTCTGTGCATGCGTATATTGAATCTTTGTTCCAGCCATCGTTTTAGCCGACAGCTGATAACCGGCATCCGTAATGGTAAGCTGGTTCCATTTAGCCATGATCTACCTCCTCACTTTCAATTTGATACTGCGTTGTTATCTGCTGAGTCGACCGCAGATAGCTCGTGTTGGTCAGGGTTCGCTCAAATATTTGCGTATCGACGTCGCTAGTTAACTGGACAAAATTCATACTCGTTAAAACGGTCGCCACGTAAACATTTGCATGCAAGCTCTGAACAAACGATACGTGGGATAGCGTCACTCCCAACACCAACGCATTCTGTAACTCGTTAATAAACTCTTGAACGATTTCCGGATGCTCAACCTCATCCAGGGGGATGTTTGTCACGCTTGCCTGGAACGGCTTTCCTGTAGCCGTTCCATCTGGTTTGATTTGATAGTCGTTGCTGACCTGAAACTCATGGGGATCCATATCAAACGCCGCGGCAATGATTCGAATGACCTCGTTAAACGTTCCCTGGGAGTTTCGATTGATTGATCGAAGCTTCAACAAAAAGCGATATAAGTCATCCGACTTCCCTTTTCGAGGCAGGTTCCAGTCATCCCCATAGTCATCGAGTTGACCACCAACCATATTATCCAGGGCTGTGGCCTTTTCGATGGCTAAAGAATCTTCCATGTCGTCGTACAAGAACTTATCAAAGACTCGCATCATTCGTTCCGTCGGGCTACCCTTTGTCGTGTTAATCCGATTGGTCGGGACGGACAGAACTTCATCTTCGTGATAAAGTTCAAAATCGGATTTAGCCATTAATTGTCACCTCAATTTCATCGTCGCTAGTATCCCCAATGGCGAAGCTGTCAAGCTGAATGTCGGCTCGCTTTAAGTTATCTACTGAAGTTCCCCACTCTAGGTTGGTGATATTGCTGACGGATTCAACATCGTAAATCACACCAAAAAGCTGGGTGTACTTGAGCTTGTCGCCCATGTTAAATTCTTCCATCCATGCCTGGATACTGTCGCGAATATCCTGAATGACGTCATCGGTAGTCATCTCACCAATATCTCCCAAATCAACGCTGATACTCATACAAATCTGCTGCGTTGACCCAACAGAAAAGGCGACGTGATTGACGTCGCCATTATCAAGTGGAATATCATATTTTTTATCGCCAGTTAGTGTGATTCCCAGTGCGACATTGTCAGAAATGGTCTGGGCAACCTGTTGTTCATCCCCACCCAATACATAGAGATGGGTGGTATACGCCGGATCACCTGTAACTTGTGGTGGATTCGAATTAACAATATATCGGACACTCCGAACGCCCACCACTTCAAATAATGCAGTCGTGATTCCGTTCGGCGTTGGCGATTTAATGGCATTTTGTGTCATGAGAACGCGTCGCCGTAAGCTGTAGTCCGTCTCCATATCGGCACCGCCACCGGCCGCTGTGGGATTCGTCACATCCGTAATTTCTTCGACATAGGTAACTTGGTCAGTGATGGTGTTCATATCACAGTTATACTCTTCGCCAGTCTCCTCAGCGTCAACCTTAACCGTGGCAGTTCCATCTAGGCCAATTGTAACTTCTTCTTCGGTCAAGTAATACCGGTCTTGGTTATTACTAAACATAGTTTCGGCATCGATAACATACCCTGCTACTCCTTTAATAAGTAGCTTCGTCGTTGCGTAAGCGGCGGCATTTCGTGAAATCCCAACATTGCTTGCTAACCGGTCCAATTGAACCCCTTCGGCCAACAGAACAAAGCGTGAGTCATACAAGTCTTGCTTGGTTAAATCGGATTCGGCCAGTTGCCGGGCCAACGATTCGGCAAACGTTTCAACGTAGGAGCCGGTTGAGAGGTCAGCATCTGGGCCGAGGTTCTCCGCCTTCAATAGTTCCGTTTGGATTGCCAACAACCACTCATCATAGGTCTTCGGCTTAAATCCAGTTAATGTCATTGGCACTGGGTATTACCTCCCCTCTTAAATTCCAAAGCTCGTATCAAAATCCATATTAGGGTCATTATTTTCGATAATTAGGTCATCATCAGCTAGTTGCAACGCTACATGAACGTAAGCTCGGCGCGTCTTATAATCCGGGGTCACGGTGACACTCAACACCTTGTCAATCCGGTCATCCTGCTCTAAAGCCTCGGCAATTTTGTCTGCTGCTAGATCTGCATTATCATTTTCGCCGAAAAAGTCCAGCCATTCGACGCCAAAGTCAACGTCATCCACTGCCCAGCCAACCTGTGAGAGTAGTCGCATCTCTAAAGATTGTCGCAGCTCTTCAGTCCCACTTACCATCTTGGTACCATTCGTTGGATCAGGGTTTCCGTTGGCGTCTAACTCTACATCCACGCTCACTTAATCACCCCCAAAACGATACTAGAATCGACGCTATTGATTCGGTATGGATCCGCATGATAGTCCTTACCTTTTTTGAAGTTAGCAGTCCCCTCAGTAATCACTCCGACCAGGACTTCATCCCCCACTTTATAGTTGCGGACCTTTACACCCGTACCTTCAACCAAAGCTCCTAGGTCTAATTGTGCGACCTTACGAACAGCCGTTTGCTTCTTGCCATCCGCCGTTAAGGCTCGCGGCTGAACCGTTAATGGCGATGTGGCAACCACTTCGGCCCTGTATAACCCTTTGAGACCACTAATCCCCAATGCAACCCGCTGATCAATCAACGGTACAAGTAAATTCTCACCGCTCTTCATTTAGCCACCTCACTTCTTGCTTTGCCGACTCGCCCGCTTAGCTTTTACGGACTTACGCTGCTTAGCGTCCTTAGCTCGTTCATTCTTCTCTTTAAGCTTGGCCTTAGCTTTATCTTTATCAGCAGTGGCCTTCGCCTTTTTAAGCTTAGCTGCGTTTGCCTTTTTGTACGCGGCCAGTGGGACAAACTGAAAAGTGACCGTGCTAGAGGACGATGTATATTCGCGCTGGCCGCCCAGGATAACGCACTTACCCAGGTTTTTGATACCGTCATCTACGTAGACCAGGGCCCCTACATAAACTTCCTTGCGCATCAATGACTGGGCCTCGTATTTCTGCCCGCCATAGGTTTCATCATCACTAGGTGTGGGATGCGTCAGCAATCCAGTTTCTGGCGTCAGATGAAGTTTGGCCTTTTGACCGGTCGTAATCTCTCGGATATAAAGTTTTCCGTTATAAATATAGACCGTCGTACTGGCAATATCGGCCAACTTTTTAATGGCATTGATTGGCTTACCACTCACCGTATAGTCATTCGCGAACTTGTGATTGTAGACTAGCTTAACGGGGCCAAGCGGAATTTTAGCCTTCTTAGCAATTGATCGGATAGCCGTAGAAACATAGGTACCCTTCTTAAATGATAGGTTTGCATACTTAATCTGTTTGACATACTTGGCCTTGGAGGCCTTCTTCTTAGTCGCCTGAGTGTACTTTTTTCGCGTTTTAGAAGCATAAGCCTTTCGCTGAGTAGCAATTTTCTTACGTTCAATCCCCCGGTCATGAGCCTTAGCATTGGGATTATTTCGTAACCAAGTATTTAACTCCTTGGTTTTCTTTTGGTTATACTGGCGAATCCGGTCAGTGGCACTCTTACCGCTGGCCTTTTTTCGCGTATTCTTCGTCTGCTTAACCCGGACCTTAGTCACCTTACGAACTTTGAGCACATCCCCGCTGATTTCTGGAAAGTGGTTAAAATTGACCTGTACCGTTCGGTCCACACCATCTTGTGCCATTGGGGTAGATGACTTAATGGTCCCCTTTGTAATTTGGCCGCCATTTTTAGCCGTAGCATCGGCATTATAGAAACCCGCCGTTGCCGTAATCGTTCGCCCCTCTAAAAAAATGCCAAACTGATTCGGGGTCAGGTTATACATAGTCAACTGATTCATATCTGGATTAATCCCCGTTGAAAAAGGCGAAGTCAGCTCCATCGTGCCGTTATGTGGAGCCTTGTCCCACGAGAGAAATTCCTTACGGTGCTTCTTAGGCCAAGTCACGTATATGCGCATATAGCGGTGAACTAAATCCATTATTCGCCGCCCCCTTCGCTGCGGATAAGGTCCAAGTCGTCTAACTCATCCAAGTCCTCATCATCGGGTTCATCCGTTTCGTCAGCGTCAAAGTCCATACCGGTTTCATCCCCATCCGGATTGAAAATGCCCTCGTCGGTGTTACCTGGATCAAGCTCGCCAGGAAAGGTATCATCTTCAGCAATCCAGATATCCTTATTGACATTGGCAAAGTTGACTACTGTCGACTTACCAGTTTCATCAATCATCACTAAATCTTCACGCGGTAAATTTCCATCATTGACCCCTGCGAATAGGCGCTCACCAGCAACTAGTTTCTCGCTGGTGATTAGGTCGTCGCCATTCTCATCCCTTAGTGTGATATAAAGCCGGTCGTTGACATGGTTGTACCAAATTTCTGCCTCGTAATCGATGCCGCTAAGCGTTACGTTAAACGTTTCGGGGAGCTGGTATTTATTGAAATTAATGGTGTTCCGGTACATTAGAATTCACCTACTTTACCCGAATTTTCTTGCCAATGGGTAGCGCCTTATCAGGAAAACCGTTCCAGCTTCTGAGCTTGGCAATCGAGGTTCCAAAGCTCACATGATACCCCCAGTAAGTGTCCCCCTTCTTAATGGTTAGGTACTTACCGGCCTTGGGCTTAGTATCCTTTCGGGTTCCCTTAGTTGCCGTTTTTTTACCTGTATTGGCTCCCTTATTCGTAGTCGTTTTCTTCTTCGATTTTTTGCTAATCTCACTCTTAGCCCATTTCACGTCTTGAATCGCTACTGAAACCGGGACCGCATTATCCCGGGGAGCGTCGAAATTAGCCGCCACCGAGGTTAGAACTGAGTGATTGCTTTGGCGTTGCCCGTGATGCAATTCGATTTCAGTCCCATTAGTGGACCAGCGCTTTAGACTGTCAAATTGCTCCTTTAGGCCCTTGATTTCCGAAATCAGCGAGCCACCCAACTTCCCGTCAATTTGATGCTGCACTGGGGATGTCTGCGTATAGTGATTAACGTACTGCCCGGGGGCAATTGAATTAGTGGTCAAGTCAGTCGTAACCGTTTCACTTTCGGTCGTGTTATCAATGTAAACATAGCTGTTAACGCTCCGCGGATACTTGGGGATGACAAAGGGGCGCTTAGCCTTCCAGTACCCTGGCTTATCCTTTTGCATTTTGACAATGATTTTCTTCTTTTTGTTTAGTGCGTCCTTTCGGCGCTCCGCGGCTTGGCTTTTCTTGAAAGCGGCCAGGTTACTTTTAGCCTTGTTGTAGGCCCCCTTAGTTTTGGTAACCTTCCCCTTAGCCTTCTTAGTTGATTTAGTAGCCTGTTTGATTTTGCCATCGAGCGAGTTTTTTTCGGCGATAGTCTTGGCCTTAGAACGTCTCGACTTCAAGTCGCCTAGCTTCTTGTTATTAGTGGTATAGGTTGTCCGTGCCTTGTTATAAGCCGTCTTGGCTTTAGTTACCTTAGACTGATAGGACTTCAAAGTTTTCTTTTTCGCCATAGGACTACCTCCTCTTAATTTTCTATGTAAAAGGCCTCCCATCGCTGAGAGGCCTTCTTCTATTCTGCTGACATGAGTTTCATAACCAGATTGTTCATCTTAGCTTCGAAATCACGCTGACTTTGAGTTTCCTGTTTAGCAATCGTCTTGCGTACAGCTTCTGGATCACTGACGCCTTGAATCACGTACTTAGGACTGTAGGTGATTTGTGGACGAAGGACCATCCCCCCTTTAGAAGGTTGGGTAGTCGATACACTTTGCTTAGAGAACTTAGTCTGTGATTCCTTCATCTTGGAAAACTCACGCTGCATCTTGGCAAACGCCTTGAGCTGACCAAACATCCCCGTCGGCGACTTACGAGCTCGGTCACTCATCGCTTCAACAAGTAGTCAGTCCGCCGTAGGACGCGAGGTATTGATTGCAACTTCATTTTGGCCCTTAGCCTCACCAAAGATGTTTACCTTGCCGTTCTGAGCCCAGCCGCCATTGGCGTGTAAAGCAGCTTTAACTTTCTGAGCACCAGCCACATGCTCAGCCGTGTAGTCACCACGTTCCCAGCCACTAGAAAAGCGTGAAGCTAGCGCTGATACCGATCCCTTGCCACGTAAAACACTCTTCAAAAGCGTGCTATCTGAACCATCCCCATGGAGTGCAAAGGATAGCTGTGTAGCTGCATTTTTCCATGATTTACCATGACGCTTTGCATAACTAATCAAGTTTGACTTCCGGCCGCCGTGCCACTGACCAAGCCCACTGGCACCGCCACTTGAATTTACCGCGTTTGGATCAAGTCGTGACTCAAATTCCCAGTTACCAAGAACTGCAGCGATACCTGCAGCGGTTGCTGCTGGATACATCTTTTTAATGGCCGCTGCTAAGGAACGTGCACGAGAAGCAATACCACCGGAAAGGCTTAAGCTTCCAACATCTTCCTCACTTAGATTCTTAGAAACCCACTTGAGTCGACTTCCCAACTCAGATTTAACGAGCTTAGAAAGAGCCGTATTCTTCGACTTTTTCTTAGATTCATCAACTCCGGAGCTCTTCCCATGCATCTTGGTCACATCGTACCAACCACGATGTGAGTATCCGCCATGATCCCATAAAGAACCTTTAGATACACCAACATGGACATGAACATCATGGCCTGCTAAATGGCCTAAAGTCCCGAGAACCTGACCGGTTTTAACCTGGTCGCCCTTGCTGACTTTGATATTACTCATGTTCCCGAATTCCTGGTAAATTTCCTGGAAACCATCATCGGAATGAACTTCAATAATGTTCCCTAGATCTTTGAAATCATGCCAATGATTATCAGGTCCAATGTGGGCAACGGTTCCGCCATGAACTGCACGGAAAGCTGAACCAACAGCACCACTAAAGTCCACACCATCATGGACACCTGAACCACGCGATGCGTTGAACCCATTAGATTCTCGTAAGCCAGGCGTATGAGCCCAGTTACCACCCGCACCGGCACCGCCAGACATCGCATCTTTCAACTGGGACCAAACTTCACCATTCCAAGGTAACCCAACGTGGTTGGATGCCCCTTTTGTAGTTGCTAATAGGCTGTTACCTAAGAAAGTTCCAGTAGAGCCCTTGATGTTAGACGTGAAATCTCTGTTCCACGCCATCTTAGGGTCCTTATTACTGCTTTTGATCAGTCGCTTCAGTCCGCCAGTACCCTTAGCGAAGTGCGGGAGTGCTCCCACGTCCTGTAACTGGGCCGTTTCAGTCCCGTTAAGGACTTCATCCCCAGGTTCCAGTGGTAAGACAACATCGTTACCTTTAGGCATGTAGGTCCGCCCGTTAGACTTAACAATGGCTTCTTGTCGTGGACCAACTTTCGCATCGTTCACAACCGCCATCGTGTGTTTGTTAATGGGGCCTTTACTACCTTGAGCATAGTGGATCATGGGCAAAACACTGCCACCGCCACCAAACTTGTTTAAAACGGTGTTGATTCCGCTGATTCCACCGTTCAGCTGCTTAATGGCTGCTCCCATCTCTTTATGGGCGTAACCCGGCAACTTACCAAAAATCTTATCGAAATCTTGCACCGTCGCTAAAGCAACGGAATTCATCCCCTTATGCAGTTGATTCATCTGAACCATGGAGTCCTTCTGCATCGAGTCGAAGTCACTGACGGTATTCTTACGGATACTATCAGTCCGCTTGTTGGTATCCTTCTGAATCCCGTTGAAGTCCTTGAGCATCCCTTTACGGATTTGCTTGGTGTTCTTAGTGGCGTCTTTGTTCATAGCCTTCCAGGACTTCTTAGACCCCTTCTGGAGCTTAGTCAGGGACTTTAACGAAGTCTTGGATGAAGTGCCATAGGCATCAAAGGTAAGCGCCGTGGAACCCTTGCGTTTACCTTTGAGCTTGGCAGTCCCACTCGCATACCCTGGAAGCACCATCCCTCGACCTAAGCCACCAGCTGCAACGCTAGCAGAGTCTCGAGCGTTCAAAATCCGTTCTCCGGATTTAACATGCGCCAAAGTGGGGCCATTCTGCCCTAGCCAACGCATGTATCCTTTCCGGGGATGGTACGCCATTTCGGGACCAGCTTCGCCAACCAAAGCCATGTGGCTCGTGGACATCAGCCCACCTGCTGCGTGGCCCTTAGTTTTAGGAGAATTTTTACCGGATGGTTTACCACTTCCGCCACCAAACCATCCTTCAACGGTTTTAATTGGGTGTTTTGCAAAAGTAGCAACCTTTTTGCCGAAGTCAACAATGCCATCCCAAACGGTCTTCATGATGTCCTTGAAGACATTACCAATCGTGCCAAAGATACCTGAGAAAATCTGTTTGGCATCTTGCCAGGCGTTCTTCCATCGACCATGGATAAGATCAGAAATTAGCGCAAAGGCTCCCGAAACGGTTTTAATCAGGCCCTCAATAACGTCGGCAACCACTTTAATGGCCGTTTTAACGACTGCGCCGAATACCTTAAAGGCTGTTCCGGCCACCTTCATCGTCGGCACTAAGATGATCTTAAAGAGCTTTAACGTGTCCTTAATTGCCGCGCCACCATTTTTACCTGATAGTGGTTTGACCACGTAGCGTTTCCAGGACTTAGAGATTCCCTTAGTGGCGGATCCCCATACTTTAGAAATCGATTTGACGGTTGATTTGAAAGGACTAAGTAGACCACTAAAGGTCTTCTTAACATCCTTCACTGCCGAACCAATCGACTTCTTTAGCTTCTTAGGAAGCGTCTTCTGGATGGTTGCCCCAATCTTAGTTCCCAGGGCCTGGCCAATTGCCGCGCCGGCCATCCCCCCAATGGGACCAAACATGGAGCCAATTGCGCCACCAGCAAGCATCCCACCAGCCGAGCCAACCTTTTTCCCGGCATTTTTGTGATTCATGCCGATTAAATTGGTGCCGGCAGCAGCGACGTCTAAAATAGGTAGCTTCGTTAAGGCCGACCCAGTAAACTTCAGTCCACCCTTGGCTAGTCTTCCTGCCATAGTAGCTCCGGGGATGCGTGCTAATGCCCCCACACCTCGTGAGGCTAACGACTTAACCCCATTTTTGGCAAAATTAAAACCGCCTCTAGTCTTAGACGCGGCGGACACTGCTATTGATTTGATTCCAGCGTTGGTTCTTGACGCTAACCGTCCAACTCTGGTCTTGCCAATCACGGTTGCAACCTTTGAACCACCCTTACGCATCCCGGACCAATTCCATCCGTTCATGGCCAAACTACCGGGGGTCTTAACTCGATTGCTAAAGTGACTGGTCCCAACTCGACGACTTTCATTCCCACGAGCAGCCTTTTTACCACCTACACCTAGGAGATTTGTCACCGTACTAAGGATTCCGCCACCCTTGCCACCACTTTTTCCAGCCAGACTAGTCATCGCGGTAAGTGCCGCATGCATTTTCATCAAAGAACCTGCAGCTAGAGCCAATGGTCCAACTACGGCTGCTATCCCAATACCTAGACTAATGAATTTCTTAGTCGGTTCAGGTAAGGCCTGAAATCCTTCCAGCATGTCCGCTAAGGCCTTAGTAATCTTGGTTAACGACGGCATCCACGCGTTAGCAATGTTGACGCCTGAGTTCAACAGTCCTTGTTTGAGCCGGTTCCATTGGTTTTGAAGCGTGTCTAAGTTCTTCTCAGAGAGCTCAGCTACATACCCTTTACCATGGTTCATGTTCTGGGATTGCTGAACCTTTTTATCCAACGCATCAACCTGCTTGTAGCTTTGACCTAATGCTTGAGCGGCACTAGAAGCGTTCACCCCAAACAGGGCCGCATAAATGGCACCTTTACTGGTTTGGCTCATCTTCATCTTGTTCATTTTCGTCGCAAGTTGTTCGAAGATGTCCTGAATTGGAAGCAATTCATTCTTTGAGTCCCGGAAATCGCTGTATTTCAATCCCAGCGTCTTCATTGCATCGGGTGCTTTACCTTTTGACGGTGGATTTACCAGTCGTTGATAAATTTGCCGCATCGAGGTACCAGCTTGGCTACCGTCAATCCCATAATTACTAATGTCGCCAATTGCTGCAACCGTTGTGTGCAACGACTGGTGAGCGGCGTGCGCATCGGGTCCGGAGAACTTAAGAGCCTCCCCCAAGTTACCGAAACTCGTTGCTGTCAAATCGGCCGAGTATGCCATTTGGTTAATGGCGGTTTTACTAGCCGCGGCCATCCCCTTAACGGAGTTGACCTTCATCCCAAATTGCTCAATCGCCGACGCCGCGTTGTTGACGACATCGGCATAGGAGTCACCAGAGGCAATTGCCCCCTGCAGATAGGATTTTTGAGATCCTAAAGCTTGGTTTGACGTGTAACCACGTCGAATCAGTGTTTCGTACCCCTCACCAATCTTCTTCTGTGAGACCCCATAAGCATCTGAATACTTCGTGCCATCCCGTTGCATGGCTGCCACGTTCTTCGTGACCTCAGCCTGCTTTTCACCGCCAGTAACGGCTAAGTTGTTGATCACCTTATACCGATTCTGCAAGTTGGTAGCGGTCTTCAACGCGACAGCGGCTCCAGCAGTAACGGCGCCCGTTACCGCCAAGGCTTTGGTCCCAAACGACTGCATCTTACTTCCAAGTTCACCCAGGTCACGAGTCTGCTTCTTGAAGTAAGAAGTCCCAGTAGCCTTTTTCATCGTCCGAGAAAGGTTTGTGGCTTTCATACTGGCCCAATCAATCTTGCTACCAGTTCGGCCAATCGCCCCAGTCAGACTATCAAAGCCTCGGGTCTCTTGTCGGATACTTTCGGGGATGCGACTCCGACTGGCCTCGCGGTTCAATCCGTTAATGGAGCTTTTAGCGCCATCAACGGACTTACTCAGCCCGGGAACTAGCTTATCGAGTTGCTGAATGGTCCGCTTCATCCCATCTAGGTTGGATAAACCATCAATATCAATTCGATAATTAATCCGGTCTCCAGCAATATTATGCATTACGATCCCTCCTTAGCTCCAAAGGCCAAGGCAATCGCGGAAGCCTGCGTATATTTGTTCATCTTGGTACGCTGTTCCGTTGCATACTGCAAAATGCTCAATTCATTACCAGACATCTGACTAATCTCCTCACGGGTGATATTGACCGCCCCGTGAATGTAGGCCGACCACTCCATCGCTAGTTCGGGATTCTTCTCAAAAAGTTTCTCGATTTGGCGCTTATTGAAGAAAGTGTTAGTTCTTGAGATAAAACGTGACGATGATGCTCATCACATCATCGAGTTCCGCTTTGGTCATGCCAATCTTGGATAAGTTCTGGAAATTAGTTGCGTGAATTGGGCCACCATTGACCATTACAACCCGGATAATGCTAGTCATAATCATCTTGTAAACGCCTAGGTTATTAACCATCAGGTACCGTTCACCACTATCCGTTTCATTGATGCGAACCTGGTTATCAGACAATTTCGTGCTGACCTCTAGATCAGGCTTAACTACGGAAATACGTAGCTTCTTCCCGTTCTTCAGCACGTAATCCAAATTAAAATCATCATCGACTTTAATTTCTTCGTCTTTGCCCCGGCTGATGGACGGTAAATCATCCATAACCTCAGGATGGGTATCCCCCTGTGTCCCACTGGTAGTAGGGACTACCGGAGTAGCATCCCCAGTAGGAGCCGTCTGCCCTGAGGCATCCGCAACAGGAGATCCCGTAGGAACCCCCGCCGCAGGGGCAGTGGTTTGGGTCAAGGCATCGTTAACTTCGTTATTCATTCAGATTTCCTCCTAAATTGTGACTACTTGTTTTTGTTGCCTTCGAGCGCAATGTTGACACAGGAGAACGCGGCATCAACCGTCTGAGCAGTCCCACCGATGGCAAGACTTGGGTTCTTAGTCAGCAGTGCTTTCCCTGCATAAACATGTTCGTATGGCGTTGAAATGTCGATCTTGTGGTACCCAGTAGAAACACCAAAGCCCATGATGTCTTGCCAAGTGTCGGATGCCCGGTTTAGGTGCAGCGTAATCGTCCCACGGCCATCATGGTTCTTAACAGCGGTCCCGGCACCTTGCGCATCAATATCCAACGTGGCGTTATCAGTCGTCCAGTCGATTTGTGCCATATCGTTACCGTTGAAGTACTTAACCAGCTTGTTGTCCAAGTAGATGGCAACGTCAGCGGCATCGAACAGTGGTTCATCATCTTCTAGTGCTTGGTTTGCTAAATTTGAAGCCATTATTTTTCCCCCTCTCCTACATCACAATCGTATTTTCGATGTAGACGTCTTCGATCATCCCCATTGGGTGATACTTAGTCTTAATCCCCCGCATTTCCCGCTTCGTTTCGTAACTCTTAGGCAACTCGGCAGGCTTCAAGTAATCTACGTGATAGTCTGGCTTTCCCGTTTCCGAACCGTTAACGTCAACTTCCGGTGCGATAATATCCAAGGCACCGGCATCAATAAAGGTTCCTCGGATCACGTTCACCACGGAGTCAAAACCAACTTCGTTATAGGAGATGCCTTGCTTAGCATTCTGAACAAACAGGTCGGCTACACGTGCGTTGGCTTCGTTTTGAATCCAGTCCGATCCAAGCATGGTATCGAGATGGATACCATCAGCCGACATGCGAGAACTAGTCATTGCAGGGTTCTCAAGCACGTAAGCGTACGTTCCGATGTTGTTCTTATCTAATTCGGCCGTGTCGTCAGGAGTAAATTCGAATCGGTCTTGTGGCTTGGTGTAAGGCAAGCCGCCCAACGCATACTTCACAGCTGAGTGAGGATTGCGGCCATACTCAACGCCAATAAAGGCCGCGTCCAGCACATTGTTATACTCGTCCTGAACCTCTGGAGCTGAATCATCTACGGCCGGGAGAGTAAGCTTCATGGTCCGCTTGTTGTCGGGGTACTTCTTCAGCATTTCTGGGTCAGTTGCGTACAGAACGAAGATTCCAGTATTCTGCAGTTCGATGAAGTTGGACACGGCTACGGCCACGTCGTCGCTAAATTCCGCTAAGAACCAGAATTGTGGACCCGCGAAATAATACTTCTTGAGTGCCATAGCTGCCCCAATACCATCTGCTGTTAATGAACTGTTACTGGTCGTAGCATCGGCCGTAACCTTGGCACCATCCCCGGTGGGCGTCGATTGAACGTTGGTTGGATCTCCGGCTGCTACCGAACCGGGTGCAAAGGTCAAGGCCAACAGGCTGGAACCCTCGTTGTTCCCAGCAAAGTAAGCCCGGGCCTTCTTCCAGAACGGTGAGTACATGTCGTAATCTTCGGCAACGGCATCTAAGTCGTTGTAAATCTTGATTCCTTGTTTTTCGCCCTTAACCAGAGCGCCAGCAAATGGCGTCGTGGTAGCCGTGACGAATTGGTTGCTAACGTGGGCCGGGGAAATCCGGCTCACCGTGCTGAACAATGTGCTAGCCATTATTCATCCTCCTTTTGCGTATTAAAAAAGCCCTCAACGGCGTTGATTACGTCGATAGGACTGGTGTAGTGTCTCCAATATTGAATTGTTAATTCGAATCCGTGGTGATGGACTGCATGGAACGGTAAATCCGTAACAGAGCGAGATCTCACAGGCGTTGCTTTTTGAATCGCAATTCCCGCATTTGTTCGTAGCAACTGTCGCACGTATGGATCCAACAGATACGATCTCAGGTCACCGCAAATTTGCATTCCCTGGCCAAGCTCGTTTGAAAATACGTCCAACGAAATGGTCGCATTGAACGTCCCGTCATTCGCTGTCGCATCCCCGAACACAGGGTCGTCAAATACCACCGGATAGAAGCTCACGAACGGCAGCTGTTTTACCTGAGCAACCTGTGCATTCGGGACAGTCTCACAGTCCGTTATCTTCTCGATGACGCCAATCAACGGTACCATTTTTTCATCAAAGTCCAGTGTTTTTTTATCAAACGGGCTCAAGGGCGTCATCTCCCTTCAGGTAATACACGTAGATATTGGCGGTGTTGTCGTAAGGACCAACCTCATCGACCTGGAAAACGTGGTCCTTGCACTCAACTAAGGTGCCCTCACGGTACTTGTGGTCGGAGTACCAGGTGTATAGCCGTGGAACAGTGTTACCGCCGCCACCTAAAGATTGCATCATCGCCGCGACTAAGGTTGTGTTAGATGACCTAGGAACTACCGGATCGAGTAACTCCTCGGCCTCGGTGTCATTCACTAAATCATCGTGCGTAAACGGAACAACCTCGTTCATGGTTGTCCGCTTCCCGCCGTCCAAAATGTTTAGCTGGGGATGCACCTTAACCGGGACCGCATAAATGCTCAATGCTTCATACAGATCATCAATCCCGTCCACGTTTAAGGACCTCCTTATCGATTGAACGATACAGGCCACCAGTATCAACCAACGGCTGATTACGCCCTTTCTTCTTGATTGTGCTGGGCGCATTAGCCGGACCAACAATATCAATCTGATGTCGAACATCCTTAACCATTCGGTCACCCACCATCTTGTAGGCGGCATCCCCGGTTAACTTACCCGCCACGACTGCTTTAACTGCCTCACGACTGACAAAGCGCCACCCATGATTACTATTGCGATAAACGGCCCCACGCAAAAATGAACGCGCAGGGATCTTATTGGTCCCATACTCGTTATAACGGACAATCTTTTGAAGTTCTTCCGGAGTGTGTTCGGGTACGGACTTAATCGCACCGACACTGACCTCCATCCCATTCAGCTGCTTCAGTCGCCGTTTTTGCATGGCCAAGCGTTTAAGAACTGCGTCGGCCCCGGAGCTCATTACAACACCAGGGGGACCTTGATGGTCTTCCCAGCGGTTAACTCATTACCTTGAAAGCCATTGGCCGCATTTAATGCTCCAACCGTCGTCTTATCTTGATACTGCATCCACAGGCCAAAGACTGTATCGCCTTCCTGTACCCGGTAAGTTGCAAATGGCACTGACCGAGTATTGATAATCGTCTGGCCTACCGGTTTTAAGTCGTTCTTTTTCGCCAAAATTAATCATCCTTTCTATAAAAAATGGATACCGTACTCTCCGTAACCCTGCTCGCTTAGTAGGTCTTGGAACTCTCCCCAAGCATCATCGGCCATCGCCTGATCAAATTTAGTAGCGGTCGCATTTTCAGCCTTGATGGTTTGAAACCGTTCCTTATGTTTGATCACCCGTAAAAACAGCAAGTGACAGGCATACAGACGTACGGCCCGGTCAACATCCTCATCCGTGATGTCGTACCTCTTAACAGAGTTCCGAGCATCCCCAATGGCTAACGTAATTTCTGCAGCACCGATGACCGAATACTTCTTTTGATCAGTAATCTGCTTTGAAATCTCTTCATCAGTCATCTAGATCACCTCTAGCCTGCCGTGACGGTAGCCCCATCATTTGTCGGCGTACTCTTCACATTAGTTGGGGCCTCTTCTTGGGCCGGATTAACTGTAAATCCCGGCACTGGCACCCGATTAGATTCTGTCAAAACGCCAGCATCATCAGTATGGGTCGATTCGTAATCCCCGGTCGGTACGACGGTTCCCGCCGCAATCCCGGTAATGACAGCACCATCTGTGTCTGTACCGGTCGCAACTGGCGTCGTACCGTCCTTTTTATACACATTCAATTTAACAGCCATATTTTGCCTCCTAAGCAATATAAGCTAGCAGCTGGGCCTTGGTGTCGGAAGTCTTATAAGTGACTCCATGTTCGTCAAGGTAGGCCTTAATCTGGTCATTTGTCCAGCTGTCGTCGGGAGCGCCGCCTTCTTCAGACGGCACTACTAGTTTTTTGACGCATCCCCAGTGGTACTAGTTGTATCGGAACTAGTCTTCGCTTGTTGTGGGGATGAAGTCGTGCCACCAACGTTCATGATCATGATATTTCGAATCTTATCAATGGCCGGTAATACCTTTTGAGAAACGTGAGTCATCGTAGCAACTGGATTGTCCACACGCTTGGTGTATAAGGTAATCCCATCGGAAGTCCGAGATAATTGATACTTAGGATCCCCTGCCAGGCCTAAGTCTTCATTCGTGTCAGTCCATACCATCCGGCCCACACCACCTGCAGGTAAGAGAATAACCATACCATCGGGGATGAAGTAGTCCGTGTCTGACATGCCGTCGTACAGGAGTGGTTCAACCCCTGGTAAAGTTTCGGTAAAGAGCTTAGTAACTTGTGTTTGAGCGAAAGCAATATTATTCGTCGTCTTATTAATCGACAGCGAGTTATAAACTTCCCCGGAGTCTGACAATTGCAGGAACGTATTACCATTCATCAAAGCATAAGCAATCTTCGTTCCGTTATCTTGAAGCATTTGCTTCTTGTAGTTTCGAATATCGCGCAGCGGGGATGAATCCGTGTTCCCCCATGGCGTCCCAGTCGTCACAATGTGTTCACTTGGTAAGTGGAAGTCCCGATTATATTCAAGCCCATCACTAATAGCGTGAATTTTACCCGTCGTTAAGGCCTGCATGAACAAGACTTCCCGCGTAAACTGTGAATCACGTAGCAACGTGGCTGGGTCTTTCCATTGTGTCTCTGTAATCGCCTTAACCATGGCCGCGTTGGCATTATTCGTAATAGCTTTCTTAATTTCATTTCGACGTTTTTCATTCATTGCCTTGTAATTCTTAAATGGGATAACCTTTAATGAATCACTTTCAAAGCCAATGTTATCCCGCTTAATTGCCTTGGAATCATCAGTCGTTAACGATAACATTTTCCGTGGCTGTTCGGACCCGTACAACATTTCAATATCATCCGTCGTGCTGTACGCTAAGTCAGTTAGGCTTTGATACAAATACGGTCCCTGTTCGTTAGGTCGTGTATTCCACCAGCCAATGATTGCATTGGGATTTTCAATATCGGCAATAGTTCGCATAAATCGTTCTCCTCTCTAGTCCCGACCAATTACCGTGACTTTAGGCAAGGCCACCTTCAGGGCCTTCTTCAAGTCATCGGTATATAGTTTCTTCGTAGTGTCGTCCATTCGATGCGTGTTAATCGTTCCTGAAACAATAACAGAAGCAGGTACCGCACCGTTAATGATGTTGTAATCATGCCGTAAGACTCCCTGTGCCACGGTAGCATCGGTCGTTGGGTTAAGAACTACCGCGTGGTCACCGTCATCAACGGTAAAGTCCTTGCTGGCCGTTAATAGCGTACCGGCAAGCAAATACTTATTGCCGTCAGCATCGACTACTGCAGACGGGTCATCAACCATCCCCGCTAAGGGTGTCGCATTCTCATCGTCGATTAAAATGTCGCGAGTTCCTAAAAACTTTTTCATGTAAAAATGCCTCCTTAATCTTTATCGGCTAAGCTTTAAAACCATCAAGTGAAGCTCGTTGATTACTTGATTCAGCAATCGATTTGCCAAAGTCCGAAAGGCTCTCTTGCTTGTGCTTTGTGGCACCGGGGATGTGACCACCTTGGTACTCTTTCCGGACGCCAGCCTCGGTCTTCTTTCGAACATCAGTGATGAAATCCAGCAGCTTACTGGCGTTGTCGATAGTTTTATCGTGATCATCAGTCACGAGGACCTCAACAATGCTTTTGGGGATGCTAATTCCACTCTCCGTAAACACGTTCAACGTTTCATCAACCGTGTCACGGCGAGCCATGCTGGCCTTTAATTCGGCGATTTCCTGCTGTTCCGGACTTTTAGGCTTGTCCTTGGCTTTGTTACCTTTACGCAGCTTGTCTAATTCAGCACGGGCCTGATCCAGCTGTGTCTGCAACTCGTTCTTTCGACTTTGTTCCTTACCGATTCGCCCCTTCAACTTCTCGATAATCGCATCGTTAGGGTTGTCTTCATCAGAACCCTCGTCATCAGAGCCTTCTGAGCTCTCGGATTCGGAGGATTCAGCATCATCAGAACCTTCATCCCCACCAGACTCAACATTTTCATCAGCTTGATCACCGGACGGCTGGTTTTCATCCTCAGCAAAGTACTGCAGGTTCATTGGCATAATCGTTTCTAAGCTCTTCATAATCACTTGCTCCTTTCGCGCATTTAAAGCCGTGGGAGGCTCTCAGACTGTTGTTTAACGCCAGCAGTACATGGGAAATGGCAATAAAAAAACCAATTACTTTGTTCAAGCAATTGGCTAAGACACATTCTATTTCTTATTATTTTGACGTCTTTCGAACTCATCAAGTAATGCCTGATAATCCTTATCTGACATACGCGGTTTACCAGATGTTCGGGGATGTGGGTCCATCGGCGGTAGCCCGTCAAACTCTGTCAGGCCATCATGCGTATATGGTTTCCCCGCTAACATCTTTTTAATGTTTTCAGCTTCATTATCTTGGGGCATCAGTTATCCTCCAGTTCAATGATGAAATGGTCTTTACTATCAACGTAAGTGTTTGTAACCTTAAAAATACTGTTACGTTCATATAGTACTTCAGCCTCTTCAAGATTAAAAGCGCCTAGTTCATGCCCCTTTGTAGAGTGATTGATAATCAATTGAATGGCCGCATCCGGATTATACGCATTCTTCCCTTTTGTGAAGGCAGTATATCCTTTAGGACAATAGATTGGATCCTTAAACTGCCACAAAAACTTATTCCGCTCAGCCCCGGTTAATTCAACGGAGCGTTGAATTCTACCGGAATAGGTTGGAAGTTTGGGCAAGGCAGAATCCAATTGTTTCATCGTTACTTTTAATAGCCCAGTTGGCTGTTGACCAGAGTACAACAAACCATTTAGCTTATAGGAATCACCGCTTACCCATCGGAGAACTCCAGCCTGCTCATCGTCGGTCATTCCAGAACTATTGGCAAGCTGCTGTCGTTTCTCCAACACTGAGACGTGTGGAATCTTACTGCATCGACATAGGGGATGAGAGTCTCCTGGTATCGAAGGTGCGTCATCCAAATCATAGGGCCCATCCCCAGCTAACCCCAGGCATTTAGTACATGCCCCCGGCTCGGTAATCCAATCAACCTTGGTGACCTTCAACATGCGATAGGTCGTCATATTAGCCTCATCGATCAAACGTGCGGACTCGCTGCGAACTAATCGCTGTGAGATGTAATCCATCTGTTTAACTCGATCAGCGACCGATTGGGTTGGTTTGAACTGTTTGGGGTTCATGTGTGACTCAAGTAGCTTCCCCAAGTCCTTTAAATCCATGCCATGTCGAATATGCCGATTGACTAACCGTTCAACATCCCCAGCCAATTCATCGTTGTGTACCCACAGGCGGTCCGACCACTGCGCCACGTTCTTTGGGTTGGTAATCACACTGACCTCGTGTTTGGCCACACCTACCTGCTTAGAGGTTAAGTTATACCCTTTTCTGAGGTAGCTATATTGTTGCCTGATGTCATCCCCAACACGCTTAGCAATTGCCCGATGATTACGCGAAGTTAGCTGCAAAAACCCTAAGGCAATGATTGCAATTAACATGTGCCGCTTATCGATGTCCTTATAGCTACCGGAGTAAAAGTCTAGCCGGTCAGTCGCTTCATCCGGCCAATTACGAATATCTAGCTCCGCAATCGCCCGCCGAAACTCCTGACGGTCCCAGCTGGATACCTTGCGACGAACCTGGGTGAGCGACAATCCCGTATCATCGGCGTACTGCGTGTAGAAAGCTGTGAGGTGGTCCCTAATGTACCGGAGACACTCGTTTAGATACTGCTCACTTTGTTGGTCCGTTTGATTGTCCTGATTGACCAGTTGCTGGATATGATTCCGTTCCTGCTGCTGGGTTATCAACTACGCCACCGCCCTTCTTCTGGTCGGATAGGTAGTTTTGCAATTGGGGGGCCGCTAAGTCAGCTTCCTCGGCCTCCTGGTCCTTTAAGCGTTGAACCGCCTTTTCAGGATTATCAATGCCTGAGAAGAGCCCCAGCTTGGTCACGTCATCAACTTGACCGTTCATCTTTTGGACGATATCCGCTTCTTCAGCCAAGTTATGGGGGATGCTCCGCTTATGATCAAATGCTAAATCACTCACTTTTAATGATGATTCTCGCCATACATCGTTAAAGAGGATTCCGAATAGCTGGCGTAATGCCTTGTCCATTTTGAGAGCCTTCGTCCGTGCCTTAGCTTGCATCGGCTGGTAACGTTGCAGCAGCGCAACTCCGCTAATGGCTTGAGCCGACATCCCCATGCTAGAATCGTTCAGGTTCACCACTTGGCTAATCTGATAAACCAGGTCAATCGCCCGGTTTAGAAAATTTTCCTGCGTCTCATCATTAGAATCTGGCGTCATAAACTCAGCGCTGGGCTGGATTGACGTATCATTCGTAAACGAAGCGTTTTTACTAAGATAGAGGTTAATCAATCGGTTATCCTGAATCTCTCTAAGTTGCTCTTCACTCAGCTTGACACCTTTGATCACCAGGTAAGCATCAGCAAACGACGAAATATCATTCGTCTTAGCTGATAGCACCCTGTCAATCGCATCAATCAGGCTAATAACGTCATCGAAAATCCCAGTCCGTTCGTCATCCTCCGCAAACTCGATTAACGGTAGTTGGCTAAACTTATGCACATCACTCTTCCGAACGGCTTTAGGATTAGCAACATCGGCGTTAGTCACCGATATCTCTCCATCCCTCTTTTCCAGCACGTAATTAGCGTCCTTCATGATCAACGTGGGGATGATTTCCCCATCCCCCGTTGAGTACCGGATACCAAACAGGGGGTTGTGCATCACCGTGTCGTCATAAACAACAATCGTGTCGCGCGGCGAGCTAACAGTGAAGTTAAGTTTGCCCTCTACCAGGTAGGCATAAAGGTAGGAACGTCCGTAGATGTCCGCCTGCTTCGCCCATTCGCTAAAGACGTCCGAGTAATCACATTCCGTTAACCACGCTTGAATCTTATCGTTCCAATCGTCATCCCCACTACCATCAGTCTGATGCTTAATGGAAACCGGGTCCCCACTAAAATAGCCGTTAAACGTATTGACCAGCTTCTTCGGTAAGTTGATTACCAACCGAGAGTCCGGCTTGTTTAGCGGCTTCTTTTCGCGATGAATGATGTCATAGTGGCGGCCCTTGTAGTAATCCCGTTTCATGCGGTATTTCTGGGCAATAACCTGATTATGGTAAGTAGCGATGCTAAACACATCATCTAAATGATCTAGAATATCCAAATCGGCAGAGTATAGAAACACATCATCATCCGTCAGGCTAGCATTTTGACTTAGCTTGATTTCCTCGGACCCAGCATAGTCTTCTATTCTCAGCGGCCGACCACTCAACAAAAAGTCCTGATTATTAGCCGCACTAAATTGTTGTGCAATATCCAATGTCTAACCGCCTCCTAATAGTTTGGCAATACCTGCATCCCCGATTCATCCGTTTCTGGTGCTAAGACGCCCATACAGAAGTAACGCATGGCATCCATCGCATGGTCGTGCTCCTTAACGACTTTATCCTCGCCATGTTGTGCAGCCTTATCGTCCCAGACGTAACTAGCCAGCTCTTTGAACAGGTTGGTTAGCCCTGGGGTAAACATGATCCGACCGTTACTCATCAATGACTGAGTTAACCTAATGCCATCTAGAACATCGTTGTTAGCGGGGATGACCTCGTAACCACGTTGCTGCAGTAAGATGGCAAAGTGAACCGCCGACGGGTCCAGAATGATTGGCGCCTTTATGGTTCCCCGAAAATGAGATGAATCATCCCCCTGATCAGAGAGAAACCGGGCCAGGTCATCCGCATATTGGCCGTCCGTCTTCTGATGGCTGTTAGAGGCCGCACGACCGTTGTAGTAGTATTCCTTAAGGCAATACCAGGTACCATTAGAAAAGCCCCACAGCAGGAAAACTGTGGGGTTCAGCGCACCATAATCGGCTGATACTACATAATTTGTAATCTTACTTGGGTCTGGTGGGGATGTGACCATCGTTTCACGACTAAAGTTGTCGTAAATCACACCATCGCTCAATACCCACTGGCCTAGAATATACCGTTGATAGAAAACACCCGTGTACATTCGCTCGTACCGTTCAATCGTCTCGGTTGAGAGAGAGGGATTGTCTTTCATAGTAAAGTGAATGTGAACGGCTTTGTGATCGTCCAGCTTGTCCAACCACTTCAGCTTGAACCAGTGGTATGGACCGCTGGGATTGCAATTAAACCAAAACTTTGCGCCGTCCACACTGGCCCGGGCGGTCGCCTGGTTAACAAAACTCTCTGGCATCAATGCAACTTCATCAAAAAAGAAGCCTGCGACCGTGATCATTTGTTATCGCGCTGGCTTTTTATCCTACGCATCTTACACTTTCATGTAAGCTCAGCATACATTTTCGGCCATAAAAAAAGACCATATTGCTATGGCCAATGGTCGTCGGAGACTCTTGGGGGAGTTATATTCTTCTTGAAGGTTCATCCCCTATGCGTTACGGTGAGCCACCTATTTTAATAGGTGCTTTACCTCGGTATTAGCTTATCTTAGTTTTTTCGGATACAGAATTTCCTCAACCGTCTTACCCTTTCTTCGCCTATCTGCAAGCGTAGAATACGGTAAGCCAATTTTTCTTGCCCATTCTGGCATTGTCATGGTAATTCCGTCATGAGTTAAGACGATATTGTTGCGTTTATTATCGGCTTGCTGATACACATCTGCCCATCGACAATTTTTCGGTTCATAATTTCCATTAAAATCTATACGATCAATACTCTTGTCTTCAGAATATCCATGGCTGATTGACCAATCATAGAAATTGCGAAAATCATCTAACCACTCTGAACAAATACGAATTCCACGCCCACCGTATAAATCAAATTGCGGATAATTTTTATCATAACAACGCTCCCGCATTTTGTAATATATTTTGTAGATTCGCGTTTGTGATAAGCCATGAGAAGCTTTAGGGTTATGCTGCTCCATAAATGTCTTATTTACCTGAGTCCTATAACATCCACAGCTTACTACATGCCCAGGGTTGTTTAGAGCATCACGTCTCCTAACGACAACGCTTCCACACTCACATCTGCATTTCCAATAAATTCGATAAGTCTTTTTACCATTTGGACGAACATGAATTTCTCTATGATCAAATGCAATTACTGTAAGCAACCCAAATTTCTGACCAACAATATCTTTCATGGAAAGCGCCGCCTTTCTACAATAATTATACTACACAGAAGCCGGCAAACGTTATTTCCTATTCAATCTTAAAACTTAGCCTTCACCGATTTTCCCCAATGTTTACCCAATTATTACTAATTAGGGGAGCATCATTTTACCCTGTACTAGGTCTTGGCTTCCTTCGTCTTTGCCTCCGAAGAGGTAGAACAAATTAGTTGTACTGCCGTAGGTAATCTCCAACAGATTATCCGCTCGGCGGTCTTTAACCCGATAATGACGACCTCTTAACATGCGAATTAGGGGCCGTATAACGTTCCGACGTAGTGAACCAATAGTTTTACCGGCAATACCGAACTGCTCGCCACGGTAGTTAGTCATCCCCCATAGGACGTACGACAACGACATAATTAAAGTCTTGCCCGCCCGAACGGAGCCGTCACAAATGAGAGCTTCCTTATCACGACGATTGAGCCACTCAGGATGCATTGATACTACTTTACTTGTATCCTTGGCCGCCGAAAGTCGTGGGTCCATCCACCAATTCAACACTTCAAATTGCTTATCAGAGAATGGCGTAAATTCAAACTGCGCAGCGTTCATTAATCATCATCCCCTTTAAGTAAGTTGCTCTGCTTTGCCCGGGTGATAATGGCCTGCAGCAAGCTATCTTCATCAGAATCGGTAACCTTAGCTGCTGGCAATCGGTCAATCAACTCGCGCATGGCCTTCTGTTTATCATAGAGTTCTACTACTAGGCCATCTCGACCCTTGTGAATACTTTTGACCACGGACCAATCAATATCGTCAGATGGTTTGAGATAGATGTCGGTAACGTGGAATTTCACGGGATGGTCGCTGGTGTCCAGGACGGTGCCTGTCTCTGGATCAGTAGCAATCTCTTCTTGCACGTTGTACTTGATGATGTCACCCAGACTAGAAAATGCCTGTTTGGCGTACTCACGCAAAATATCCTCGGACGTCAAAAATAGGTCGCCCTGTTGTTGTTCCTTCAGGTCGCCCAGCAATTTTTGCACGTTAGCATTTGCCATCAATCGGCTACTATTCGCGTGGGCTACCGCGTAATTAGCCTTATAGGCTTGTTGGTATGCCCAGGTTGCATTGAAACGCTGCAGGTAGTAGACGCAGAAGAGCTTCTGCTTGTCGTTCAATCCACTGGCGTTCAACTTAGCAATAGCTGCTTCGGCGTTGCGTCGTGACGCGTCATCGTCGTGTTGCGTTGCAACGTTGCGTTGTTTCGTTTCACTTGGCGGGGCATCCCCTGACCGCTGCCACTTCTCACGATTCTTCCGCGAGCGCAGTGTCGTTGGCTTAACTCCGTACTTATCGGCTAGGTCCTTAGCCGTTGCAGTGGACGTTTCATAGTCCTTTCTGATTTTCTCCCAATCGACGTCCATTACATATCACCACACCCCATCTAATCCATTAGCTTAGGCCTCGCGATTATATGGGGCCTCAATTTCAATTCCTGCCATTTGGCAGGCCATATAGAATGCCTTATCGTCATTGAATCCCGACTTCAGGGCCTGCTTATAAGTATACGTTGCGACCGTCACTGCATTATTTACCAGCAAGTCCATGGTACCGTCCTTGATTTCCCTATTTAGGGTGGTCCCACGAACGGCATCTTGATTAGCAACTTCGCTAATTTTGTCACCGAACAGCTTAACAAATTCATTCTTGTCCAATTTCAGAAACTCCTTTCACTAAATCATCCACGATTTTGTCAGTAGCCTCATGTAAAGACCGTCGCATTTCATCTGGGCTATAAATGCATTTATTATCAATAATGAAGTGCAACTCTAATTTGTCAGGGGTTGCTCCATCGATTCGGGGTGTTACTTGAAGAGCGTGTTCCCAATCTTCTGCCAATAAATCTTCCTGTTTTAAATTCCACACAGTATAGACATCGTGCCCTTTGGGATTTTTTATAATGATTTTAGGATTGGATAACATCAAACTGCTGATGTTTGCTTTCGAATGGTCAAACAGCTCATCCCATGCTTCGTTATTCTCATTTTCCGCGTGATCAGAAACGAAAAGATAATCCATTTTCTTCCACGATTTACGCCGCATCTTTTTTCCCGAATAAAGTTCATCCAATGCTTTTGAAAATCTCATAATCACGCCTCCAGTAGTTAAAATCGTGCCGCAATGCCAATAAGAACGCCCAGGATTAACGTGGCCAGGCCAACAACTAACTTGGTAATAGCGTAACGTTTCATAGGCATCCCCCTCTCGTTGTACTAAAATAAATCAATTAGAACGTCAGCCATTTTATCGGTTGATGTTTTTTTGTTGTTCGGACTTATTACTGCCCCGGCGTAAGATTCAGCCACCTATTAGCATCTTTAGCCTCGTCTTCAGTTAAAAAGCACTGCTTCTTAATATAGGTGCGTCCTTTAAACATGGGCATCGGGCTAACCTCCACAATTTCGCCTTTTGCATTATGCTTCAATGCTGTGTGAACAATCTGTGAGGTATATCCATCGAGGTAGGACCGAACCAACCAATAACGTTCCCCATCAATGATTTTAAAGGGTTCTCGTTTGGATAATTCTTTTTTCTCAAGACGTTTCCGACGTTTAAGGTAACGACTCAGATCATCCCCAGTGAGAATTCCTGAACCGCCAATTTCAATATCAGACCCAGCTTTACCCATTTCTGATTTCCTCCCGGGCCCGTTCAATCCGTTGCTGGGCCACTTCAAAGTATTGTTGGTTCATTTCCATCCCCACAAACTCGCGTCCGGTCTCAACACAAGCAACACCGGTTGACCCACTTCCCATACATGAATCCAGCACCAGGTCACCAGGATTCGTATAGGTCTTGATCAAGTAGTCTAGTAACCGGGTCGGCTTTTGGGTGGGATGAAAGCTCTTGGTATTAGCATTCTCAATCAGAACAACATCTCGTGGATATCGGCGCCCGTCGCTTTGCGTAACAACTCGACCGCCACGCGTCTGGTGATAGTTACTACTTCCGACACCGTTCTTTACGGAACGATATGGCTTACCAACCGTAAACTGTGGGTTGTATACCGGCCAATGCTTATAGAAGACAAGAATGTTTTCGTGAGCCTTCAATGGTGCATGATGCGAGTTAAGGAACCCTGTCGCCCGAGTCTTTTCCCAAATCCACTCATGACGAAAAGGCATCCCCTTAGGTGCTGACTCAATCAGCTTGGCACCGAATGGCATCTGACTAAACAACACCACCGCCCCGTGGTCCTTAATCACTCGACTGTACTGTTCCCAAAGCGGCTTAAAGGGGATGACTACATCCCATTCGTTCGCCGTAGTCCCATAGGGTAAATCACAGCAGATCATGTCCACCGACTTATCATCTAACGTCTTCATCAAATCTAGGCAATTGCCCTGTAACAACTCACAAACCATACTGACAGACCTCCAAAACGGCTAGACGCTAACCTAACCACCAAATTTATGTACGCAAAAGGCAGCCCTCATTTAGAAGACTGCCTTAATTGGGATAATGCTACCCGCACCACCACAGTAGCTCTAGTCCTACGAGGCATTTACGCCTGCGGTGAGAACGCGCTTTTGCATTCTGAGAGCTATCCAGGCCCTCTCTTGCTGGTACGGAGTGAGCTGGATTCGAACCAGCGCCACGGGATTACCGTGTAACGACTTAGCAAGCCGCTGCATTGCCACTATGCTTACCACTCCAAAACGGGCATATTGAGAACGAAGTAAGAGGTGTGCTCACCTCCTTCGATTAGGCTATACCCGCATTATGCTTGGGTGGGAGAGTTATGCAGGCTCCCCCATCTGTGTTGGATAGGAATTAAACCTACCGAGTCGGTGTCAGCGGCAGACCCATCAGGTGCCTTGTCCTGTCCTTGGCTATACATGATTCATCAGTCAACACATATAACTGGCAGCGGGACTCGAACCCGCAGCTCGGCTACCATAGTACCAGTCAGTTTCTCTACTTCTAACAATCCACATCAAGTTCTCTTGGGGGATATCGACGGGGATGACCATCCCCCGTCAACGTGTCTTGTTGGACTCGAACCAACGACAACCGGCTTAACAGGCCGACGCTCTACCGACTGAGCTAAAGACACATCACTGGTCAATTTATGGCCAGTTCAACTTGATTGCATCAGGAGTTTATGCGATTGAAACCCTCCAAACAACCGCAATGGATCTTACTGGATTCGAACCAGTGACTCCCGGATTAAAAGTCCGGTGCTCTACCAACTGAGCTAAAGGTCCAGAGAAGCATTCCGCATTGGTTTGCGTGGCTCGCTTAAATCCTAGAAATATTATGCTACAGACTCGCCAACGCCTACACATCAGGAGCTACCCGATGTGCTGTTGACGCCTTACGTATGGTCCGGGCCGGCACGATGACCGCCAACTTTCAGGAATTGTAGGCATATTTGTATCCATATTTTGGATTTTCTGTATGCGTAGATTATCCCTACTCGTACCCATCTAGGTCCTTATACCCGGCGTTACCCGGTTCAACTACGAAACACTCTTAGTGGCATCCCCCGTTGGTTCTGGCGGTCGCCAAACCACCATTCTGCTGAGGACGGTCTCATACCGTTATGAGTGCGGACCCGACAGTGCATTTTTCTGCCGATTTGCTACCTTCAATGACACGCACAGCCCTTTCTTTCAGGCCAGCCGACCGTATTAACGTCTCGGCCTTTGCAATCCATCAGGTATCCTTGATAGACGGCATAGCGACTAACAGCCATTAGCATGGGCGGGATTAACCATCCCTTATACACCAGCTTGAATGCTAGGCAGTTTCTGACTTACCCGGGTCAATGACGAGAGGTGGACTTGAACCACCAGCAAAGCCTGTCTTCGTCTCGCTGCCAACTAACAAAGGCGTGCTTTAATCCTTGGCACAATACCAATATAACGCCGTTTTCAGTGAAAAAAGTCCGGTAAAAGTACGCTAAAAGTTCGTTTTTTAATTCCATTCCAGAAAATCATCAAAGTTAAGGTTAGGTGCACTGATTCCCCGTTTAGCCAGCCGACCGACAAAAGCGTAGTAAAATTCCGTCATTGCCGCCGTCTTCCGTTCCGAATAGCGGGTATGTTGGTAATGAATCACCCGACGAACCTTAACCTCACGCTCATCCATGACCAGCGAGTGCCAAATAATTGCACAACTAATATTGGTGATATTGTTGAGAGCCTCCATCGTGCAGTCCACAATAACTTGCTGATCAGCCTGCTTCGATAAGTCGCTGTCAAAGTCCCCGTTAACTCCGGGAGCCTTGGGCATCCCGTCATATTGTGGTGACCGCAATGCTGATAGTTTCTTGCCAGACAGCAGCACTAGTCGCTGGAAGTCTTGGCGAAAATACCGTTTAACGTCGCGCTTAATATCCTTAGAACCCCTTGGTGTAGCCATCAATTCAGTCTGTACGCCATCCACGTTGATCCAACTCCTTCACTGCCTGTGGTATAATTAATTGTCGATTAATTATGTGAGAGAGCTGTCCATTCGTGGGCGGCTTTTTTCTTTTTAAATCCCGTTCTCAAAGTCTTTGAGGGTCCCTCCAGTGAAGTAGAGGGATCGTCCGTCACTTAAATGAACAACGATACCCGCTTCTTCGGAGTCTTCTTGGACCGAAGTAACATTGTTTAGATTTATCAGGGCATCCCCCAATCGAACCCACATCGGCTCAACAATTCTTTTCTTGGGAATATCTCTATCGGCCTGCTGATACTTTTTCTTAAACTCGGAGTCATCAACAACTTGACGGTCGCCATCACTATAAGTGACAATTCCCAGTCTGCATCATCCAGGAACCAACCAACGCATTCATCCCGTTTTGAGTAAACTTCATCTTGGATTCATGCAACTGCTGACCTCGTTTTTGCTGACGCATCGTTAACGTATAGTTTCCGTCTGAGTCCTTATTAGATATAGCAATTTCATTGATAAAATAAGGATCCTCGTAAAGTGCCTCGCTAGAAATCTCGTTCACTGTTTTCCTCCTACAACTGTTCAACTAGCCTTCCAAAATACAAATAATCGAATAATGACAGCAACTATCCCAATTAGCACGCATACAGCACTCCCTAGCCTCTCTCAAGGTCGAATGTACTGTTGCCCCATGAGCCGTTGACCACTTGGAACGCATTGCCGTGTACACCTCATCAGTTCCAACGAGTGCTTTCTCATAGTGCGGGTCTTCAATAACCGCTACCGCATATCCAACGGGCTTCTTAATCACAAACACACCTCCCGGACGTCTTCAATCTTCATCCCATGATCATAGCCATTGGTAAACAGCAACCGTTTGATCGTTAATTCAGAGATGTGATAGGTCTGTCGAATCTCTTTCTTGGATGTATAGCTTATTTGTACGCCGCCTACCGTCACGACATATCGCGGACCCAAGACGTATCTGGTCCTGACGATATGTTTAAAATCCACCTCGGTAAGATGCTCGTTATCAGTAATTTTTAGCGGGTAAGGCGTTTCCCGTTCATTTAGAACGTCACGCTTATAGTGGCTCAGTCGCCACCGATTGCATTCGGCTTCCGTTTTTCCGGTATGAACGATTTCCCCGGTCTTGGCATTACTCACATAAATCATGGTTGACCTCCTAACGCTTCAATTTCTACTCGTGGATGTTCCTTATCAACGAAGAATTCATCAACAAATCCTGTAATATGGGCCCAATTATCGTTAGACATGAAGCCGCACTGTTGGAATCCGTCCAAGATGAATTTCTTCGCAAATGCCACATTATCTGGGTCCTTGCGTTTATCCCTCAAATACCACGTGAATTTAAGTCGACAGGGCCATTTGAACTGTACCCCGGCATTCATCCCCGCTCGGGTGTAAACACTGCAGAGGACCGTATAACGGTGCTTTAAACTAGCTCCCGAATATCTGCTCGACCGTTCCCGATTAACGTACTCGTTCAGGCTGGGTAATTCGGCGTTGATCACTATCTTTTGAATTTTGAGCACCCTTTCTTTTCTCAACTGAGATCCACTCGTCGGCCTCAATCAAGATGTGAGCCGGATCAATAAATTCAGCTTCGTAAACGTAGTTATCCTCCAGGAAGTTGACATGCAACACCTTCGTTAGATAATTGGCCAGCTTAATGGCTGTGAAACTAAAGCTGCTCTTCCGGCGGTGCTTCGAAATAACATACGCATTCCGATTTTTTGGCTGGTAATTGTAGAGCGTTATCAGAACCCGGCTACCGTTTAACGCAACGGTCAAATATTTGGCCGTCAGCATTCTCTCGGAAGCCGCCGCGTTAAACCGGGCCCGTTCACCATCCAGCGTCAGCGTTGGATAAAAGTGTTTACGCTTCGTCGGACCATTCACTGCGCCCTTCCGCATTTCTCGAAAATCGTTTAAATTAATTGCCATAATCCTGTGCTCCTATTCAGTAGAATAAATATCTTGGCCGCGTTCCTGTCGCCAATTACCGAGATCAAGCATCTCTGCGATCTCTTCGGTCACCTTGATACCTTTTAGCTGGTTATCCCGCATAAACGTGTAGATTCCAACGCGATGTTGTTCTTGATGATGGCCCCTGCAAAGCGCCATCACATAATTTCCAACATGACTGATATGATTACGGTTCCGCCCTATCCCAACGGCGTGAACGTGCGCAATATCAGCTGGACCACCACAAATCATGCACCGATGATATTTTAGGCAGTAGTAATCCCATCCATACTGTTCCCGAATTGCATCGACCGTCCGACTGGCAAATGGCACCCCATTCGCAAAGCAGAACTCTAGTAAAAATTCAATGAAGCGGGACGCCATCTCAATCGAACAATCACTTAAGGAGAAGTCTTCATAAAGTCCACGTCTTAGTGCAAACATTCGCTTTAATTGCTTTTTTGTGAGATCTTCAATGTAATTTCCGCACCAGCGGTCAATCTCGCCAATCAGCGCGTAAATTTTGCGACGCTGGTCTGCACTGATATGCCGACCGTCATCAAACGTTACCTCAGCAATTTGACCCAGATTAGCTCCAATGATCCGCTGGTCAGGCGGGTCAACATCCGTTAGATCAATAATCAGGTAATGCCGGTTAAACAACTTGCGAATCTTTCCAAACAGTCGCATTAGCCCAACACCACAATCTTCATTTCTGAATTATTTAGCTCGGAGTCCGTCCCCGCAATTTTGCTGATGAAGTAATCCTTGATACGTCTAATGGCTTCGTTGCGCCATGCACCACCGTCAGCTTCAAATAACGCACTGCGCATCCCCTCATGCATCCGGAAGATAAACTCACTCTCCGGCTGGTCCACCTCAGTAAACGTCCGATAAGGCATTAGCGCTACAGGATTGGGAACCTTAACGTTGTTCACGCTAGCTGCCCCCGTCCGGACAGAAGCGACCTGGGTCACGCCATCATCCGTTGCAGACTGTTCGGTTGATTCTTTGTAATTACCAATAAATTTGAGCAATGCCTTTTGATCATCATTGGGAACAAACCGCGACTGTAAGGCGATGTTCATTTCTTCGCGGTCATACCAGGTTTCAAAATCAAAGCGGTCCATGACCGGTTGTGCCCGCATGAAGGTACGACGGCGACCGTGTGCATCTAGGGTTCCTTGCAAGCTGACCTCCGTTGGCGATACAATCTTGACGATCAATTCCTTAGCGTCCTTTGCATCACTACTACCAGCGATAAAATCAACAATGCTACTCAGTGATGAAACACGAATCGGTTCTGGCATATCGTCTGGCACAAACTCCTCAACGTTCCCGCCAATTAAAAACGTGTGCCCTTGACCATCCGTCTTAACGCTCTTATCTGCTGCAGCGACGTTTTGCTTCTGTAAGAACTCCAATGCTTCTTCTGTCATCATTTTTAGTTACCCGCTTTCCGTGGCTTTTGAAAATCAACTACCGTATTGTCTTGTTCCTCAATCTTGTCGATGTCTTCACCCTTGTCGTCCTTGAGCTTTTCATCGTCAGGATCAAAGTAAGTCTGGCCCTTGGTGCCGCTCTTCAATTCATTGGCCTCAATATTGCCCTTGCCATTTCGACCCACCAGGATAGTGGTTGTCGCGGACTCCTCGGGGACCAAGGTTGGCTTAACCTGAGCATCAAGGGTCACTGCATCCCGGTTTTCATTGGGTGTCAGCACCAGGTTGATGGTCACCTTACGTTTCTTCTTGGCGTCCGTGTTAGGGTTCAGGATGTTATCCAGGACCTCACCCATGACGTGCTCCAGCTTTTCCTGGATGGCTCCATTGGCCATATCTGTTAAGTCAACATTGATCAGCTTCTTACTCATGAACAACATCCTTTCGCTTCATTGCCTCAAATTCTTTTTGTACGCGTTGCTTAAACTTCACGTTGCAATTGGGGCACGGGTTAAATTCGACGCCGAACGCCGAAACAACTGGAACAACTTGCGTGCCATGGCACAACGGGCAATCAGTCGTTTTCAAAATTCAACACTCCTTTGATCTGGTGTTTTATCCGTAAATTTAATAATGTGGCCCTTAATCCCGCGGTACATCCGAGAGATGAGTTTAGGATTATAGATGGCCGTCAACTCTTTACTGTTAAGATTCGTCGTGATGATGGTGCGGTTACGGTGATTTAACACACCGAAGAGCACGTTCTGTGTAAACTCGCTTGCCTCACGGCTTTCTCGCTTGAAACTCGACTCTGACCCCAAATCATCAATGACTAGCAGGTCAACGCTCCCTAGTAGGTTGACCATATTGGCCTCAGTGTACTTAGAATCCGGATAGTTAAAGCTGTCCTTGATCAGCCGCATCAGTTCGTTAACGCTGACAAACAGGCATGACATGGGTCTTTCACCAAATTCATTGACTGCCTTGAGCATTGCCAGGGCAAGATGTGACTTTCCTCGTCCCGGTAAGCCAGTGAATAACGTATTGAACTGCGTATCAGTTTTTAAATACTGCACGGCAATCGCTCGCGCCACATTTTTGTTATCCTCGGCTTCCTGTGAGGTTGCCTCGAAATTATCAAATGTGGCCTTCCTAAGATTTGGATCGTCAAAGATGGAGTCTCGTAGTAAGACATCGCTGGTCTTGCGTTTATGCCAAAAGTTCTCCGCCTCAATCACTGTCTGTTGCTCACGCCTGGCAATCTTTTCACGTTGGCATTGAGGACAAAACGGCTTTTTACCCGGCAAGTGAATCATGAATACACCATGCTTCGGGCACTTCTGATTCGTCTTTTGAACTTGGTCAAGCAACGCAAAGTTAATTGGTCCGTTAGTAGTCGATGCCATCGTAGGACCCTCCTCCCTGGTCTCCATTTACCGGAACCTGATTCAAGTAGCCTTCGAATTTACTAGCTCGGAAAAGCGTCGATGGTTGTAAGAACTTATTCATCTTGGGATTGTTTAGCCACTCCTTACATTGGTTATCGATAACTAGTTTCATGTCCTGTTCAGTTGCACCTTCCTTTACCCGAGCCATAATGGTTCGTTTATTGGTTGGCGTATGCCGGAAATGCTTTCCAGTTTTCTGATTCAAATAGTCAATCACAGACTCCCAAGGGAAAATGGGTTCGGCTTTAGCCGGACTACGGTTCTTGTTAGTCTCTGTTGTAGTCTCTGGTAGTCTATTGGTATTGGTCGACCCATTTTGGGCTACTCCATCGACCCATTCTGGGTTACTCGTCGACCCATTTTGGGTCGATGGTCGACCCATACCCAATTTCGTATAATCAATGCGATACCACTTAGTTTTGTCAAATCCGGCCTTGTTGTAATTAGCCGTAATCAAATAGCCTTCTTTTTCCAAACTGGTTACGGCTCGTTTAAGTGTGTTCAATCCCCAAAACGGGAACTGCTTGTTCCAATTAGGAAAACTGTTGTAGATCCACTTATGACCATCACGAACGTTGTTTGAACGTTGTAACCAATAATGAAACTGTTGAAGCACGATTGCCTCGTTAAGCCCAACCTTAACCGCCAAAGAAGGCAACACTTGTAGTGGCGGCTCGCTAATCAATAGGTTATTCATTCAACTCGCCTCCTAAAATGGCAACCCCTCATTTTCGCCTGTAGGCGCTGGCCCTGAGTTCTGGTTTTGGTACGGGTTGCCATAACCAGGATTATTATCCGATGACGGATAGGAGCCTTGGCTTGGTGGATTAGCACCACCGTAATTGTTTCCATTACTTGATTCGTACGGTGGCTGCCCCGGAGCACCATTACCGTAGTAATTACCGGGGTTAGCATTCGTTCCCCGGTTATCCTGCCTGCTCTCCAGAAAACTAAAGTTCTCTACGATAACTTCTGTGACATAAACTCGTTGGCCTTGTTGGTTCTCATAGTTCCTAGTTTGAATTCGTCCCTCAATTCCAACCAGCGAGCCTTTATGCATATATTGGGCAAACACCTCTGCAGACTTTTTCCAGATGACGCATTGAATAAAATCAGCTTCTCGCTCATTGTTCTGGCCCTTGAATCGGCGATCAACAGCCAAATTAAAGGTTGCTACCGCTGTACCGTTCTGGGTATACCTCAACTCAACATCCCTCGTAAGTCGACCCGTTAACGTTGCTCGATTGATCATTGTGGCACCCCCCCTTGTGCTTGCTGTGAACGACCTGGCTGTCCCTGGGGCATCCCATTTTGAATCTCAAGATCATGAGTGGCCGTTTCGATAAGGTACCGTGCCTGTTCGTAACTCAAGCTTTGAACATTAGGAACATTTACCTTTCCTAAGTAGCCATTTTGAACTGGAACAATGGAGGAACCACTAGATTCAGCCATTGCCTTGAACAGTCCCACTAACTGGGACATTTGCTCGGTATTGATTGGGACAAACCTTTGCTGATTTTGTCCACCGCCTCGTTGAGCTCGTCCGTTCTGGTTGTATCCTGTTTGGTTGTTGTATGATGGCTGATTCCGCTGCTGTTGCTGTCTGCCGTAACCTTGTTGGCTTCGCGGGTCACCTTGACGATTGTTCTGCCGGTATTGATTTCTCGATTGTTGTTGGGGAGTTGCTCCATCAACATCTTCATCGGGAACAATGCCGAAGATGGCGCAGAGTTGGTACCTTTTTGCGTAGGTGATGGCTGAACCGCCCTCTTGTGCTGCCGACATCCGTTTGTTACTGTCGGAATTAATCAGGTAAGGATCATAGTTAATAAATTCCCCACTGCTGTGAATTAGCAACGTACCACATCCAATTTGTCCAGACGGGCTCGACACGGGATATTGTGTTACCGCCAGGTCATTCTTTGAAGTAACTGGTAACAATGCCTTGTTGATAGCACTCAACGTTGCGTACTTACTGTGCGTGATGGGATTGGTCCGGTCCTTAGGAATCGTGGGTAGTTCTGCTTGAACCTTGATGAGAGCGGCCGCCAGCTTAGCGATTGTTTCACTCTTTTCCATAGCCAATACCTCCTCGACGCTTGACCGTCCATTGAATCCAACGGCCATTTGCTGTAGAATTAAAGTTGAATATGTGTGAGATTAGTAATCTCATGTTGAGGTCTAAGCAGCCACTTAGATCTCTTTTTTTATGCCAAATTTTCACGTTGCTTCCTCCTAGTCAAAGAAATTATTTCTGAACTCGGCCCAGGTCTTAAACCTGGATAGATAGTGTCCGATGCAGACCCCCAGTCCAATTGCGGCCCCGTACCGCAGGGCAAACCAGGTAACCTGTCCTAACCACAACAACGTTTCATTATTCATGACGATTCCTCCTATCGTTCATCATTCGCTGTCTCCCTAATTACTGCCATCTATCAACGCCTAGCCCGGCTTTAAATGTGATACTCTTGATGGTCGGCAATAAATTTTTCAACAGCTTTTCTCGAATACTTAGGGTTCTTGTTTCCGGGAATTTCCGTCCGCGGGAACCCATGTTGATTAACGATTCGCTGAATCTGATCATTACCAACGTGGTAATACTCTTTGTTGACTTGCTGTGCGGTAAGAAGGTCATCCCTGGGTTGTAAGCTCTGTTGCACCTCAGCCGTTACGCTGGGTAGCAGGGCCTGCATGAGCGTCTGAATGACCACCTCACCAATAGCTGAGGTGTTTTGCACGTTATCACCTTCTTTGCGATATACTTTAGATAACTAATATTTTGGAGGCACAATTCATGGCTAGTACCGTATGCCCTTTTTGTAATCACACATTTTCAATAGATAAAACAACCTCACGAACCATTTCCTTAGAATTTGGGAGCAATCCCAGCACCTCTGAGCTTAATTACCATCCAAATTCTCCGTTTGCTGAAGCGGCACCAGAACGGCTGCTAGTTAGAATGAGTAAATGCCCTAATTGTCATAAAATTACGGTTTACACTCTGGGCCAAGGCAACCAATACAAAGATGTTAAAACCAACATATATCCAAATTCGGAGGCTAAGCAGTTCCCCGAGTACGTCCCCAGAGCTGTACGCAATGACTATTCTGAAGCGTATGCCATTCTTCACTTAAGCCCAAAAGCATCGGCAACACTAGCTCGTCGCGCATTGCAGGGAATGATTCGCGATTATTTTGGCATCAGTGAGGGTCGTTTGTTCGACGAAATTAACGACATTAAGGATAAGGTGACACCGTCAACTTGGAGCGCAATTGATGCAGTTAGACGTATTGGTAACATCGGTGCCCACATGGAAAAGGATGTAAACCTTATCGTAAATATCTCTGACAACGAAGCTCAAAAACTCCTTCAATTAATTGAATACCTCGTGGATAATTGGTACGTTCAAAAGCACGAGGCTGAAATACTCATGCAAGACATTCAAGGCATTGACGAGAACAAACAGTCAAAACGTCACAAGAGCTAAAGATCATCCTTCATGTCATGCTGTGCCAGCAGTTCGCCATCCTTAGAGAAGAATTGCCGAAGCATTCGCATTGGACGTTTGTTCGTGCCAGTTCCAATAACTGAATCAACTTGAATCACGGTTACCAATTCAACATTCTGTACTGTAGAGTTCTCAGAAGGCCAGTTTTCTGTGGAGCTCTTTTTGTTTTCCATTTATTTCATCCCCTTATTTAGTTTTGACTTCTGGCAAAACGGTCATTAACTTCCCTTTGCCCCAGAAAGTGGTTAATGAAGTATCGCTGCCCTTTTCCGGTGACCAGCGGCGTGAAGTGACTAACCGTCCCATGATTGGTATTAACAACCGTCTCACGAACCTTCATGATCCCCAGGTTCAGTGAACGCTGAGTTGGGGAGTTGTACCGGTATCCGGAGCTGATCAAGTAACCGTGCTTACGCAGGTACTTGAAGAAACGATTCTGCCCGATGTCGATACCATTTTGCTTAAGTAGCGTTGCCATACTCCCGACTGGGATAACACCCTTGGACACTGCAACGGCATCCGCAAAGTCTGCCTTGGGCTGCAGCTTCCGATTCTCATCGTGTAGCTGCTTAATCTTCGCCTGATCAGCCTTATACCGTTGTAGGACTTGAATCATCATATCCGGGTTGTTCAGCCACTCTGCAGCAGTCTTGGGAGTTACATACGCCCCATCCTTCCGAATAGCCGGGAGAACCTCGCTAGTGACCCAATGCTTGAAACGCTTAGCCGAAGGAAGCTTGCTGGTTAGAATCAGGGAATAAACCCCTGACTCAGTGATCAACGTAGTCTCACGATTCTGACCTGCGTCCCCAATTTGGGTACGCAGCTTATCCTCAGGATCAACATGGTCAGCGGTTGCTTTTCGATAATTGGAATATCCTAATACCCTAGAGACATCATTTCCAACAAAGTACGGAACATGATTAATTAATGTAGTTCGAACATTATTACCTTCGAAATTGAACGGGATAATCTTATCCACTTGAACCATCTCCTTAGTTCTCAATCCCCACATAAGTGAGAATCTTTTCTAAATATTTACGCCCGCTAGGTCCTAACTTGCTTCCTCGCAAAATTTCTCCAACATAAGCTGGCGATTTATCAATGTAGGTCGCTAAATCTCGTTGCGTTCCGGGCTTAATGCCGGCATGGCGATTTCTCGATAATTGAATCGTTACTCTTTCAATGATCGTTAACGTGTCTGACATGTTATTCTCCTCTCCAAACATTCTGGCTAATCTCATTGACACATAATAGCTTTTAGACTATTATTATGGTGTAGTTTTATAAGCCTACAAATAAACCTTTATCAATGGGAAATCCCGTTGTTTCAAAGTTTGCTTGGACGACTTGTTGTATATGAATTAGCTTACAGGAACACTATAATAGTCAAAAGACTATTTGTCAATAGCTTTTAGACTATTTAATTTCTAGCAAGCAGAAAGAGGCTCCTCATGGACTTAGCTTCCCGTATAAAAGAACTTGCAGAACATAGAAAAATAACCATTGCAGAATTAGAACGTAATACAGGTATATCAAATGGTCAGATAAGAAAATGGGGGGTCCGCTCCCCTAAAGTCGAAAACCTTCAAAAAGTGGCTGACTATTTTGGTGTTTCAACAGATTACCTTCTCGGTCGTACCCCAACTCCTAGTTTCACAGCTAAAGATGAAATCGACGTTCAGAAGGCTGTAACTAATTTAATTCAAGGTCTATCAAATAAGGATTCTCTCGCCTTTTTAAAGAACAACGGAGAGGAATTAGATGAAGAGGATGCTGAATTACTAAGATCATCACTTGAAAATGTTGCGAGACAATCGCTATTATTATCAAAAAAGCGTTCTCAAAAAAGCAACGATAAAAAGTGAAGTCGGTGATTGAATGCAACGAAAGACAATACGAAAAATAGCCACCAACCTGGTTAAAGAATTTCAGACTAATGATCCAATTGAATTGTGCCAATGCTTAGACATCCCCGTTCACTACAATGATTTGGGAAAAAACGTCATGGGATATCGAACAAATTTATTTGGTGTATCCTCTATCGTCCTCAACTCACGATTAACCTCTACAGAGGCAAGGTACACCTGTGGGCATGAATTAGGCCACGACCGCTGCGGCCATGAAGACAACGCAGATTACCTGCGAAAATCCTCACTCTACTCTCGTATCCTGTACGGTACGGAGTATGAGGCCAATTGCTTCATGGTAGAACTTATGTTAGCAGAGAATGAATTAGACGATTATGTCGATACCGAGGAAGGCGTCATGCAATCTGTATCAATTCCGATGTGGGCTGCCCCCTACGTCGATTGGCCCTACGTAAAACGGCTGCTAGTCAATCAAATGGCTGGCAGCAATATTTAGAACTCAAAAAGAACATACATTCGGTTGAAAGGTGGAACTTACTATGTTTAATTACCCATTGGATAGCGACTACATGACTTTTGAAGAATACTTGACCCGATTACGCAAAGATTTAAATAATCCTGACTTTGCAGTATTGGATGATCGAGCTGCAGAAAGCGAGGAAGAGTATCAGGTAAAATTAGCTCTCTTCAAAAAAGTTCTTAAAAAGGATTGTGATTAGCTTGGCTAAATAAAATTTGAACAAAAGATTGGAGATAGTAATAATGAAAGACCCACGAGATAGTGATTACATGACATTCTATGAGTACCTGGATCGTTTACGTAAAGACTTAAATGAGCCCACTATACACGCCATGGAGGGAAAAGCCCCTGATTCCGAAGAAGAATACTTGAACGCTCGGCAGGCACTTAAACAGCTGTTCGATAAAGTAGACGGCTCCTAATTAATTTTTCTGATCAACTATCCAAGATTTATCCCCAGACAAGGATTCTCAGAATACAATCTAGAGGTTCATTGCGGGATCCCCCTTTTAGCCGTATTCTATTATTAGATGGAGCATCTAATAATACATATCCTTTAGGAGGAAGCATTATGTCTACATTCTTTATTATTATTTTCGAAATAATTGTTCGCTTAGTTTTCGGTGCATTATTTGCGGTTGGGGCCATTTATCTTTTTAAAGGCATGAAAAACTCGCATCCAATTTTAGGTGCTATTTCGGGATTGCTAACTGTTGGTGCAGTCGTTAGCATTTTTACCCCTTCCAGCTATCTTCCTCAAAATCGTGTTACCTTTACGCACCATCTAACGTCTCAGCAAGCCGCGGAATCTCGCGCTAAAAGCTCCAATCGTGCCGATGCTTCTTCAAAGAGAGCCGAGTCGAAATCTTTAGCCAAGGCTAAGGCATCATCGAAGAAAGCTGTGGCCCATGCAAAATCTATTTCTACATCTAAAAGAAATGAAAGCATCGTCCAATCGCTATCGGGTAAAAAAGTTAAAGTTGGTGGCATTTCATATGAAAAGGTTTCAATGACAACCTTAACGGATACTCCAGAAGATTATGATGGTTCAAACATTCAGACTCGCGGTACGATTACCTTCATTCAACGTGATAAAAGCAACTCAAATATGTATTTTGTCGTTATGGTTCCTAAGGACTCGAATACTTCGTCCGGATATGCCGATGGACACGGTATCGTTGCCCAGATTGATATCGACACCCTTAAAGATAATAACCTTACCGAGGGAGATGACCTTACTATTGATGGTGGTGCGTTGCAAAACGAAGTTACCGTTAACAATAAAACCGTGAAGATGTCAGTTATCGTTGACTCTGTCACCGTTCACAGTTAAAATCCAAATAAAAAAGCGCATCCCCTACCCGCCAAGATAATGGGATGCACTAACACAATGTTCGAAGGGATTATTGTACCCTTTTCACATATTCAATATTAACTTAAAGGAGGTGGTAGTTAAAGACCTTTCTCAAAAAACGCCTAGCCCGGCAAATTTTGAGAGGAGAAATTCAAAGTGAAAAAGCTAAAGAAAGATAGTCGTATTTTTGTCTATGAGAATACCCATGGTAGAAAGTATGGTGTGAATTTTTACCGTACCGTGATGGGAATCAAAACACGTTTGCACCAACAGGGGTTTGATAACTCTGCCGATGCCATTGAGTGGGCCAACACCTCTGAGCGTGAATTGCACTTAAGAAACGGTGTAGCCCGGAACGTGACGGTCGAAGAGTACTACAAACAATGGCTAAAGCGTAACGAGTCATACTGGTCTCCCGACACCTATCACAACTACGTTCAGAAGTTTGAAAATTATATCTTACCCAAGTTCGGTAAGGCAAAGCTACGCGATATTAACCGCGAGAATTTTCAGGCTTATATTCTCGAGCTTGAAACCGTTAAGCGGTCAGCTGGCCGCGTTGGCTACTCTTCCAAGACCATCAGTATCATCAAGGGATATATGGCAACCATGCTGAATGATGCTGTTTATTCTGGTGTTATTCCCAGCAACAAGCTTCGTAACCTCCGTGTGAAGGAAGGTATTGGCGTTCGTAACAGTGAGATCTCCAAGGAGAAATACATCTTTGCCATTAAAACGGCACAGCGTGTTCTTTCTCCTATGGCGCTGGCCTCATTTTACTTGTCTTTAGTCGCCCTACGTCACGCCGAGATCTTGGGGATGCAGCCTAAGAACATCTACTCCGATCACGTCCATGTCGATATCGCTCGAACTCATTGGAAGCCAGAAGGCGGTCCTACAAAAACGCCTGCGGCTGTTCGTGACGTTCCTATCTCGTCTAAGACCTATCAGTTGCTCCAGGAGGCGGTTAAGTACTCCCGCCAGGTATACTTGGACGCTGATCAGCAATTCACGTCTGACAGCTTTATTTTCGTGAATAATGATGCAACACCGTGGAACTATACCCGTCTCAATCATGTTTTTGATGAAGTCTCCGAAGGTATGGGACAGCGTGTTGCCGTCTACAATAGTGGAAACATTTACGTGGATGACAAAGACGGTCACCGAATCGTTGTTCGCCGTGATGGATTCATCTCGTGCAAAAAGGTACCTGGCAAAACCGTCGGCGATTTCAGCCGAGTAAAAATCACCAAGAATATCATGAACGAACTGACGGGGGTCGAAGTTCCCAACGCCGATGGGTCTAAAGTGATTGTCAATTGTTCTGTTACTGAGGGTAAAGCGCGCATTCAATCAGTCTCCCCTGAGGGAAAAATAACTGATGATCTGATTATGCCTGAGCACAAAAACGTCATCATTACTAACAATGCGCATATTTTCCCTCACATGATGCGACACGCCTTCGCAACTTTCTCAATTCCAAACGCTGAGGATCCTGTCGATGTCATGAAGATTATGGGGCACTCCGACATGCGGATGACCCGTTTTTATGACAATGGAACTAAAGATGGCCAGTCTAAGATTGTCTCCATGATGGATAAATTAGCCGAATAA